TCACTGTTGCTCTAACGGTCGAGGGCGGCGTCTTCTAGTCAAGTGCTCGACAGATTGGGGCCGTAAGTGCGTGTATTTCTTCAACAAAGTCCCGGGCGTCGTTCCGGTGAGTCGCGAGATCAGTGCCAAGTCCTGCTTTTCGTCGACAAGGTCCGTGACGGTCGTGTGCTTCACGCAGTGCGGGCTAGTGCCTACGATCTTCAGCTCGGCGCAGGCTTTTCGCCATGCCTGCTCGAAGGCCCACATGCTGATCGGCTTGCCGTGACGCCCGACGCAAAGGTGCTCATTGTTGCGAGCATGTGCTCGCTTCAAGGCGGGAATGAGATGTCTCGGGATTGGTATCGTCGGCTTTTCTTTCTTGGTTTTTGAGCGGCCGTGCGGGTTCAGAACGATCACGCCTCGGGCGAGGTCTATGTGCCCGCCGCCGGTGCGGGGCTTGAAGCCAAGAGTGACGATGCTGTTCAGCCGCGCGCCAGTCGAGATCAGGAGGCGAAGAATGATGCAGTACGTCCGGTGTTGCCGAACCACCCGAACGGCGACGTCGCCCTTCTTTACCTCGCGCCTCCAGTAACGGATGATCCTCGCGTACTCGTCGCGCGTCATCAGGCGGTCGCGCCCCGGCGGCGGGTCGGGGCGCCAAACCTTCGCGTAGGAGTTTTTCCCGCGGTCTGCGCCGTGCTTGATGGCAGCAGACAGTATCGTCAGCTCCGTCCGAGCAGTGCCCCTGGACGGCCGCGACCTCTCGTAATCGCGGCAGAGCTGCTCGCTCAGGTCGGCGAGCGTCTTGCCGTCGAACGACTCAAGCAGCCTCTTGACGGCAGAGCCGAGCGACTGCGCGCTTATCGTGTGTTGGCCGTGGTCGTTCCAGTACCGGACCAGAACGTCAGAGATCAGTTCTGATTCTGCTGGGACTTCGCGGCGTCCCGCGAGGAAGCTCTCAAGCGCGCCAGTGTAGTCGTCACCACGTTCAACGCGGAGAGAGTGCTCGCGTCGAGTGCCGGCTTCGTCGTACCACTCGACATACCAGATATACCTCTTGAGCTTCGGCCGCCGCTTGGCACCATGGGCAGTGGTGGGGCCGTAGAGCACGACTTTCGGGGGCGATGCCAAAGTGTTGCCTCGTAGCTATTCAGACTGTCCATCGTGGTTCTCCACGAGCGACCGTCTTTTACGGCAGTGAGGCGCCCGCCGGCAATCGCTGAGCGCAGCGTACTAACGGTCTGCCCGAGCAGCCCTTTATCTTGCATCAACTTCGCGGCGGTCTTGAGGTCAAAATAGGCGGTCACGGGACTGACTCGACGGTGAGCCCCTTGAAATGAGCTGCCCAAGCGAACGAACCAAACTGGTGCTCACGGGACGCGCGTACATTCTCGTACGCGAGCTTGAAGATCGCGAACATGGCGTCGAGATCGGCCGGCGTCAGCGCGTTGAGATCCTGAACGCCGCGCTTCACGAGGGCGCCGAGCGCGATGCGCCGCGCAGCCTGCAGCGACACTTCGTCGATGTCAGCCTCGTCGTAGCTGACTTGGATCGCGCGGGGTGTTGTCTGTGCGAACATCTGAGCCTCAAGGTGTGTCTAGGTTGTGCTTCTGAGCGAACAGCACCGACTTGCCGGCGCGGCGGGGGTGCATAAAGAACGGCCGGTAACCGATGTTACTGGCCTTGACGGCGGTGACGCTGCACCGCTTCACCGCGTCGATGTACGCCTGCAGGAATTTGGCTTTTGCTACGTCTGGACTCCAGCCGGCTGTGATGTGCCCGAGCTGCTTGTCGAGCATGCTCAAGTCCTCCCCGCCCATGCGACGCGCAACCTCGTCGTCGAGCGGCCTCCACACGTCGGGGCGTGTGCCTGCGAGCACGTCGTGGCTTTCGCGCCAGCACGCCCACAGGTCGATAGTCTTGACGAGTTTTTTATCCTGCAGCGCGCTTTTCCCGAGCTTGCGCCAAACGGCGCTCTCGACGTCTTGCTCGACGCGCGCAATCAAGCCATCCCCAGCATACGCCTCGATCGCGTTTTTCATGGGTGTGGAGATGTCGCCGATATATGCCTCGTGTGCGTCATGCAGGAGCGCGTGCAGCTCGAACTGCGGCGCCATGATCCGCATGACCTTGGCGCACAGAATGCTGTGCTGCGCCACGGAGTAGTGCTCAAACTTGATGGCGCCAGTGAACCGATTGATTCGCGACAGATGGTGCGCAACATCGACGATGTCGACGTTCTCGGGGTGGGGGTTCAGGATGTCGAACGGGATGCCCGAGGCGGTCACCATGGGCGCGCGCCTTGGGCGGACGGTGGACTGGCCGACGTACTGCCGCTTGAAGTCGTCCACGTACAGGCGGTCGGGATCAACCCCCGCGTACTTCCTCTCTACAAGCTGGCGCTGTACTGCCTCGTAAAGCTCGCGTCCCGACTTCGTCGGCATGTATGGATTCGCTGGGGCGTTGCTGGTCATCACGCCGCCGACCACGTCCTGCATGTGCGCGTCGAGCTTTTTCTGCATGGCCAGCTTCGCAGCCGTGAGTTCGGCCTGCTTCGCACTTTCGGCGATCCAGCTCTCGCTTTTGTCGGCCGGCGGTTTCTCTTGTTCGCTCACGTCACGCCCCCATCGCTGCGGCGATTTCTGCCGCGGTCATCGTGTTGCTGGTTGGGGCGTCGCGCTGCTCGACGCTGTAGTCGTGCGCGATCACTTCCCAATATTTGCCGTTCTTTCTGAGCTGAATACGCGCCGGCTTGCGAAGCTCTGCCACCATGCCGAGCGCTTCCTCTGCGGTGGATGGGACCACTAAGCCGGTCGAGTAGCGAGCCCACTTCATTTGTGCGAGCCTGCGCGCGCCCGGCTTGGGATGCGCGAACGCGAGAAACTCGTTCGCATTTATGGTGCCGCCGCAGTAGTAGGACACACGCAGCGACTTCGGCATCGGCTGCATCGTTGCGGGGTCGAGCTTGCTGTAGAGCGAGTAATGCACGCGCTGGACTTCGTGCCATTCGGCACCCTGCTGCGTGCTCAGAATTGGAGCGTCGAACGCCTCAGCCGACAGCTTGGGGTCCGGCTTCTCCCACTCGTGATCGCAGTTGGTGCATTTGAGCGCGCTGGCCGGCACGATCGTCTCGCACACAGGGCAAGTCTTGGTTGGCGCCTTTCCAGGCTCACCAGCAACCTTGCTGCCGACAAGCTGGTCGATGCAGCCCAGCTCGCGAATGCTGCCGCCGTAATCGAGCGCGAGCGCGTTGGCCTTGCCCGGGTGAGCGCGCATGACGCGCCCGAGGATCTGCACCAGCTTGCCCTTGCTCTTGGTCATCATGACCAGCGCTGCAGCGTCACAGGGTGGGTGATTAAATCCCGTGGTGAGAATACCGACGTTGATGGCGTATTTCGCTGCGCCACGCATGAAATAGTCGATGCGTGCGTCGCGCTCGGCGTCGCTCAGCTCGCCGTGAATGACCACGGCAGAGGCGCTGCTCTGCACAAACTCCGCATGCAAGTGCTCGGCGTGCTCGATGCCGGCCGCGAACACGAGGACCGAGTTTCGGTCGTACGTCTTGGCGATAATGTCGGCGACGATCGCCTTGTTCAGCTCGTCCTTGTCGACCGCCTTCTGGACTTGCGAGTCGATGTACTCGCCGCCGCGGGTACCGACGCCAGCTGACGACAGATTGACACCACCGACGCGCGGGATGATCGGCACGAGGTAGCCGTCACGGATACCGTCGAGCATGTTGTACGTGTGAACCGGCTCGTCCCATATGGACTGAGCACCCTTCCACGGCTCCCACAGCAGGCCGGAGTCGAGCCGGTAGCACGTGCCGCTCAGTCCGACGAGACGCAGGTCAGGCACGGCGTCGCGCAGTTGCGTGATGATCTTGCCGTACGTGCTTGCTTCCTCTTTGCGCGAGACGTTCTGGACTTCGTCAATCATGACGACGTGGCGCTTGCCGAGTAACTTCACGTTACGCACGATCGACGCCGGGTGCGCGAAGACGATCGACTGCTTGGCGTCGCGGCGCTTGAGGCCGGCGCAGTTGATGCCGGCCGGTGCGTCTGGCCAGTACGCCCGCATGGCGTCGTAGTTCTGGCCGATCAGCTCTTTTGTCATCGTGAGCCCGAGCACGCTGGCGCCCCAACGCTGCACGACGGTCGCGGCGATGGCCGCTTGCGTGAGCGACTTGCCAGAGCCAACGCAGTGGTCGATCAGCGGGTTACCGCCGCCGTTCTTCCAGTGCTCAAGCACGGCATCGTGCGCTTCCTGCTGGTGCGGGCGAAGTACGATTTGGGTCACTGGATCACGCTCCCGAGCAGCTCGATGCGGTCGACGCGGCGATGCGGGTGCCGCTGCATGAATTTTTCTTCGGCCGTCACTTCGTCACAGGCGAGCACGTACGCCGTGCCGTTATCGCGTGTAATCCTGCCGCCCCAGCGGACTAGCCAGACGTTCATCGTGCCGACTCCAATAGGTGCTGCCTCAAGTGCAGGCGCCCGTCGATTTCGACAGGCTCTCCCGTTATGCGCAGCTGCTCGGGCTTGCGGGCCTGCAGCTTGCCGATCTCGTCGCTGCATTGCTCGACGATGCCGAGGATGCGGTCGCATGCGCGGGCCGTTTCGAGTGTGAGCCGCAGCACTGCGGTCTGTGTCGCGCGGATCTGAGCGTGCAGGTCGTCGACTTCGCGGCCGAGACGGTCGGCGTCGCTCTCGCTGATCTGCAGCTGCTCCAGAAGCTCCTCAGCCTGCTGCATGCGCTCGTGAAGGTTCTCGATCTCGAACGTGTGCTCGCTCAGTGTGCTCATGCGGCTCATGGCCCCTCCGGTAACAGGTGTTACTGCTCGTGTGCCTTCACGCCGAGGCGGCGCTCAACGACGAGCAGAATGCTTCGAGCGAGTTCAAGGCGGCGTCGATATTCTGCGCGTCGCGAGCGATCGAGCTGCTGAAGCGCGTTACGCAGCCGTCCATTGCGTGCGTCGCTATTGGGCGAGGGCCGCTGCACCGCGTCGTGAGCACGTGCGCCGTGCATGTGCCCATTTCGCCGTTGGAGTCCGGTATCCACTTCGTGCAGTCCTTGCAGTTGTTCATGGCTTTGCTCTCTATTGGGTGGAGTGGTGCAGCGGGTTTAGAGCCCGCTGCACCGGGTTGCCGGAGTTGTCAGCACAGTCGTCGCTCGTGACCCGGAGGAAGGTGAGTACGCATCCACCAGCGAGTACACGTGAGGTCGAACGTCATAGGACTCTCCCCAGCTACACGCGCAGCACCACGCTGCGCGTATCTCGGGATTACTTGCGCGGCGCGTTCACGAAAGGCACGAATCCGCTGGTGTCGCCGGAGCACATGCTGGTGCAGCCGCCGGCCCACTTTTCGAGCGCCGTGTAATTGACGAGTTCGGCCGACAGCGACTTAGCGAGCAGCTCGTTCGCCTGAGCCTGAGCCTGAGCACGCTTAAGGATCGCGTTCGCCTCGCCCTGCGCCTCGGCCTCGACTTTCTTGGCCTTGGCTTCGGACTCCTTGACCTCGTTCTCGCGCTGCACGGCGACCTGCGTCGCCTTGATGCTGGCGTTGAGGGCGTCGGTCACTTCCTGCGGCGGGCGGGCGGGGCTGACGAGATAGACATCCTCGACGTTGATGCCGAGCGGGCCAACGCGTTCGCGAAGGTCTTTCTCGACCGCGGACATCAGGTCGTTTTTCGCCTGACCCATGATGGCCTCGACGGCCATGCCGGCGGCGTGATGCACGAACGCGTCCTGCGTCATGCGGCGCAGATAGACGTCAGTGATCTCCGTGATGCTGCCGCGCCACTTCTCGAAAACGGTGCCAGCCTTGTTCGGGATGATGCTGAACGACATGCCCACGTCGGCATTGACCGTCACACCCTTGTCAGCCTGGAAGTTGATGCTCTCGTCCGTGCAGTCGCCTTCCTCGCATTCCTTCGTCCAAGTGACCGTCTGCGTCGACGTCTTGAACAGGTGGCCTTCCTGATTGTAGCCAAGCCAGTAGCGACCAGGGCCGCGCACTTCGGTTTCATCGACGCCCTTGCCGCTGCCGTACTTGTTGACGACAACGAGCACGTGGCCGGCGGGGACAGCGTGGTACTCCCACACGCAACCGCCGAGCGTCGGCGTGATTGCGAGCAGCGCCATGATTGGCAGCGCCTTGCCGGCGGCGGCGAGCAGCTTCTGCACGCCCTTGTCGCGCCACATCCAAGCGATCATGAGCACGATAATCGGGGCAGCGAGAACAGCCAGCGCGACTGCGCCGATGTTGAGCATCGTGTCACGAGCGGACACCATCGCGGGGACCGCCGCGCCGTACGTGATCGCGGCGAATGCCGCGGTCGCTACGAACTTCAAGTAAAAATTCATCGTGCTTGCCTCCATGGGCGTTGATGTTGTGCGGCCTCGCCGCTGGTAACGCTTGTTACTGGAGCGAGCCGCGCAGCTGCAGCTGCGCGCACGCGGCACTCGGTGACTGATTGTTTTTGGTATGTGCGCTGCTGGCGAAATACGCCGCCGACGCCAGCGCCAAGTACGTGCAGAGGAAGACGGTTGTCGCGGTCAGGGCTCGGTCAGAAAAGTTGCGCGTCAGGATCTCGTCGGTTCGCTCGGTCAGCTTCGCAATCACTCGCATCGGCTCTCTCGCTCGCTCGTATCGCTCTCACTCATTCGCTCGCATGGCTCGCATCGCTCGTTTCGCTTCGTACGCTATTGTTAGTGCGAATCGCAAAAGTAATCAAGCGCTCTTAAAGGCAAAATCCTTCCACGTGTTCTTCGCTCCGTCCGTCGCGGGGAACATGGCACGCGCAACTCGCTTGTAGATCGACAGCCACTGCTCATCGGTGAGTGAATTTTCGAGTCGCTTGTCGCGCTTCGTGCGTGACGCTGCATTGCGCAGCAGCCGCACGTCGCTAAAGAACGGCTTGCCGGCTTCGTCGCGCTCGATGTTGAACGCGACAACGCGCGCGTCGCTCTGCTTCCATGGCAGCGCAATTTTCAGTTGATGCTGTGGCGGCGGTCGCCGCCGCTTGCTGCAACCGCGCTCAGCCTCAATCGCGCGCAGCAGCTTGCCGGTGTAGCGTTTGCAGTGATCCAGCTTGTGCCGGCGCAGATGCGGGACATAGACGGCCCGGGTTTTCTGACCAACCTTCGTGGTGTGCAGGATCGGCGGCAGCTCGACGTACTGGAAGCGCTTATGGTGCGCGAGCCAGCGACGCATGTTGTCGCGAATAGCAGGGTCGATGGGTAGCGCGGGCGCAGAAAACATCAGTGCTCCGTTATACAAGAGTTTCGGTTTCGACGTATAACCGCCGGCTAGTAAGCCTTGCCGCCCTTGGCGAGTCGTGCCTTCGGCTTGTGGTCCGGCCGCGTGTGGTTGAAAATCAGCTTCTCCATCGTCGCTTCGCCGATGTTGAGCTTGTGCTTGCGCTTCGTGCGGTGGTAGTTGCGCGCCGTGTCGAGGACACGGATGATTTCGTCCGCAAGCTCGACTTCGACGCCGCGCCGATGCGGCAGCTTGTCGTCCATCAAATCCTTGCGGTCAGCTTCGAGCGCTTCCGACAACTCGCTGTGCCCGAGCGCGATCAGCTCCCCGAAGTTGCGGCGCATGAAGCGGCCCGTTTTCGGGTTGCGCCACCAGCGTTCGTTCAACAGCTCGACAATTTCCGCAGCCTGATTGATGTACGTGCCGGCAGCGTAGGCCAGCGTGCGCAGGTCAATCTCGCTCAGCTTGTCAGACTTGAGCTTCGGCGCTTTCTTGGTTGTGCGACGGCGTGCCATCGTGGCCCTCAGATGTGGTGAGACAGCACCACAAAGAGCGCGCCGGTTACGACCAGCGCGGTGACAGCCGTGCCGATGATTCCCCAAGTCCGCTCGTTCATGTGAGTCCCCCATGTTTTACGATGGGCACAAAACTAGCTTGTCTCTGAGATAGCGTCAAGCGTAAAACAGTTTTGACGAGTCACACTCTCGGGTGGTAGCATGGTGGGCAATCCAGGGATGCCTAATGCACGTTGCCCTCATCCGCGCCTATAACAAGGCGCTGACCAAGACCTACCGACTTCGGCCGGCAGTCGGCATCAATTGGGGCTCGCAGGCCCCGGATGTCGTTGCTGGTACATGGGATGAAGTCGGCGCGGTCGGCAAAGGCGTGTATCTGCACGGATACCGCGAGGAACCGATCAACGGCCTCACCGGGTTGCGCATGTTTCTTGAAACAGCCGCAACCAAGCCGGACGTGGCTTTGATCCAAGGCCGCTTGCGAGCCGGCGCGGAGTTCCAAGTCGACAGCGGCTGGAAAGACGTGCTCGGGCGACAGCAGGAAAACTACGAGGACTATCCGCGCAAACTGCTCGTGCTCGACGCCGACGAAATCGAGGGCGACATCGGCGACGCGCCGGACACCGTCCGCGACGCGCTTTACGAGATCCCCGAGCTGGACGGCTGCGCCCACGTGGCGTGCTTCTCGCCGAGCGCCGGCATCAAGCCCAAGATCCGCGTCCGCATCTTTATCGTCACCACCGAGGAGCACACGCTCGCGTCGCAGCGCGCGTTCGTGCGCTATGCCAACCAGCGCGCCGGCCGCAAGCTATTCGACGACTCGATCTATGGCCCACAGAGCTTCGTGGCACTCGCCGGGCCGATATTGTTTGCTGACTGCGGCGACGAGCAAGTTGCGCTCGGTCGTCCCGTGCCCACGCCGATCGCGTGGCACTTCGACGGCGACGAGGCCGACATAGGCGTGACGCGCGCCGCGGCGGTCGCCGGGCTGGACGCTCGCGACATCGCGTATATCGAGCAGTACGCCGGCACCGTGCCGGGGCAGCGCACCGATTGGATGGCGCAGATCGCCCCCGGTAACGTGGCGTTACCGCTGCACCGGGCGCTGTGCTCAGCTGCGTTCGCGGCCCCCGACAACCAGCAAGCCCAGCACTTTGGCGCGTTCGTCGCGCTCGCCCGCCGCACGCTGCTTGAGATGGACCCCAACGAGTACCCTCGCCGCGAACGCGAGCACCTGAGCGTGTTCAGGCTGCAGCAGGCATGGGACAAGGCCCGCGCTCGGGCTCGGGCAGTAACAAATGCTTACTCAACCTCTGCGTGTGTACCTCCAACACAGAGCGCCAAGCCGCCCCGACAGGAGCTGGCCGACCGTGTGAAGCTCGCCGCCGAGGAGATCCTAAAAGGCAAGCCGAAGCAGATACTTGCGACCAGCCCGCCGGGTGCCGGCAAGAGCTACGCGCTCCGCAGCGTGCTCACGGCCGGCGTGCTCAGCTCGGACAGCGTGCTGACCGCGGCCCCGACGCATGCGCTCGCCGAGCAGCTCGCCGAGGATCATCGCGACCACGCATTTGGCCTGGCGCCGGCCGGAATGCACTACGGCGTGAATCTCCCCGAGGCGGTGCGGCACCACAAGGGGCGCAAGCTGCTTTGCACCAACACCAAGTACGGCGCCATCGCCGAGCGCGCCGAGCAGCTGGGGATCTCAGCGAAGAAATCAGCCTGCGCGCTGTGCCCCGACCGAGGCGACTGCAAGTGGCTCGCCCAAGACAACGACACGGGTGCCGGCGAAGTCCTGCTGCCGCACGCTGCGCTGTTCAACGAGCATCACCACCTCAGTTCGTGGGCGAGCATCACGCTGATCGACGAGAGCGTCGTCGGCAGCGCGCTCGCCGGCAACCCGCAAGAGAACATCGAACTCAAAGATCTCAACTACCAGGGCGGGTTCATCAAGCTGCGCGACTCGCGCGCCGAGCTGATCTCGATGTTCAACGCCGCGATGCCGCGCGGCCAGAGCGAGCGGGCACTGGTCCCGAGCACGCTCACGGCCGAACGCATCGACGCGATGCTGGCGCTGGAGGAGACGCACCGGGAAACGCTCAGCAAGAACCTCGTCAACGCCACGCAGGCCAAATTCCTGCGCGACCTCGCTCACGTGAAGACCAGCAATTTTGTGACCGGGCTGCTCAGCAACATGCGGGACTCGCACCGGCTCAGCCACTACAAGGCGATCCGGGTGCATCACGCCCGAGGCATCAAATGGGTGACCGCCAAGCGACGGCTGTTTCTGCCGGATAACGTCCTGGCACGCGGCGCGGTCCACCTTGACGGTACGGCCAAGCTCGACCCGGGGCTGGCCATCTGGCGGGCGGTGATCTCGCCGGATGGGACGCCCTTTGATTACGAGACGATCGACGTGGCGCCCACGCCCGGCAACGTGGTGATCACGCAAGTCATCGACGCCGGGTACGCCAAGAGCGCGTTGCTGCCCAAGCCGGACAAAGATCTCGACGAGGCGATCGAGCGCGCATCGGCAGTGTCGCGCGCCAGCTGGATCGCTGCTGCGTTCGACGACCCCAACGAGGCGGCGCGCATCCAAGACTCGGCCAAGCAAGTGGCGACGGCGCTGACGCACAAGCGCGTCAACCGGAAGAAGCGCGCCGACTCGAGGGTGTTCGCCATCTGGCTGCACGTGCTCAAGCAGGCGTTCACGCACAAGCAGACGCTCTTGGTCGCTCAGAAAGACGTTCTCGAAGCGCTCAGTAACATGGGGTTACCGGGCAACGTGCTCACCGCGCACTTTGGGGCTTTACGTGGCCTCAACAACTTTAAAGACGTGCCATCTGCAACCATCGTGGGACGGCCGGCGCTGGATAACCACCAGCTCGAACTCTACACAGAAGCATTGTTCATACAAAACGACAGCGTCGCGCCTATTGCCCATGCCGAGGGCTGGGGCAAGCAGACGTTGCCAGTACACATGGTCGATGGGACCACCATCAACGTCCAGTGCGACGGGCATCCCGACGCCAACGCCCGCGCGCTGCAGGCACTCATCAGCCACGCGGAAGTGGCGCAGGCCGTGGCGCGCATCCGGCCGTACGACCGCACCAGCGCCAATCCGTGCGACGTGACGGTGTTCGGGCAGTGGCCGGTGGGCTTGCCCGTGACGCGGCTCTGCACGCTCGCTGACGTGCGGCCAGAGGAAGGCGACGTGGCGCTTATCGCGCTCGGGCTATTTGAGGACGCGGGGACAACACTCGACGCGTTCGCCGGGCTCTACAAAGAGGCATCCACAGGGTGGGACCACATGCAACGCGTGGGCATGGATTATGTCCGCGCTCTGCTTCGCGCTTGGCTCGAAATTGACCCTCTTGATGATGCAACTCTTATCTCGCATCACTCGACGGCTAAACCATCCTTAGCTCTAATAAGTAAGAGGGAGGTCGAATATCTCAGAACCGATAAGGATGGTTTAGCCGGTTTCACATTGGGATATGCGCAAAATCAGTCACTTGAAGTCGTCGAATTGCACGTGGTTCGTAAGAACAGGTGCAAGCGAATGCTGGCAGTCATCAGGCGTGGGCTCAGTGACGAGGACATAAGGCGCCGCTCAGGATTGACGATCAGTAAGATAGAGCGGTTGATGGTGCAGCAAATAAGACGGCACGCGATGGTTCTCGTGAGGGGGCTAATCGAGGCGACGTGCAATCAGTCGCCAGCGTTACGTGAGTACGCGCGCGGGCTCGACGATGTGGGGTGCTTGGAGTTCATTCAGACGTGGGTGGGGTGGCGGCTGAACTAATTTTACGATTTGCTGTTGACGAGATAGTGCGAGTCGTAATATTGTTTTGCGTATGGTGCTCTTGACGGAGGGCCTTACCCTTCTCGGGGTTTGCTGCACGTAGTGGGTAACCACTACCAGCAGCGGTACGGGGGCCGGCGGGCACACGCACACGGGTGGCATCGGTCGAGAGGCCGGGGCGGCGAATGAACGCCGGCATGTGTGCCGGACACCCAAGAGTTTGCGGCTGGTCGTCTAACGGTAGGACGCCGACCCGGAGTGGAGGTAATGCAGGTTCAAATCCTGCCCGGTCGCCCACTATGGCCGAAAGGCCAGTTTGATCCCCGCCGGGGGATATACCGCGCGGACGTCCATAGCGGGTAACCGCTAGTTCTGCGCGAGAACCGGGAGACTGCCGCCAACTCATATGGCGGGTGCTGGCGAAGGTCAGCGCACGGTCCTGCCTCGGGTAGCCGGGGTGTGGTGCTGACCACCGAAATCAGTCGTGCGCGGGTTGCTGCGCTCGAAAACGGACGAGGCCGCTATTGCTGCCGTTGATGCCGGAAGTGCCATGGGAACCGCAGCCGGTCAGGCGGTGACACTCGGGAAAGACCGAGCACGTGTTTGCCGGGGCGCTCCGATCTTGATGCGGGGGCCGGCTTCACCTACCGCATCCGCCCCTTGAAAGGGCGTGGGTGGGATTAGGGCGCCCCTGCCAACGCGTGGTCAGTAACATCTGTTACCACGTTGGATATGGAGCTGCGACGTGCCCGAGAGCGATTACAGCGAAACAACCAGGGAGGCGCGCAAGAGGGCTCGCCGGGCCTGGCGCGAGCGTAATCGCCAGAAGGTCAGTGACGCAACCGCGCTCTACCTACGGACACACCCTGAGAAAGCGCGCGCAGCCAGCAAGCGCTACTACGACAAGCACCGCGACGAGATCCTCGCCAAAGCCCGCGCCAAGACGGCAGCGCTCACCGACGAGCAGCGCAAGGAACGCCGCGAACGCGAGTGGACGTGCCCGAAGGCTCGTGCGCGTCAGGAGCGCTCAGCCATCCGCAAGCTACTCCGCGCCGGCCGCTCCATCACTGGGGTCGACGTGAGCTTTCTGACGGGCGACGAGATCCGGCAGTGGTGCCACCTGTTCAACTATGGATGCTCTTACGGCGACGTCGTCCTGCAGCGCACGTTCTTCGACTTCGGCTCACCCAACGAGGGGCAACGCACAAAGGCTCGGCGATATGGCTAAGCAGGAATACACGCGCACGCAGATGCGCCTGCTCATGGAGGCTTGCCAGCCGCAGGGCACGCCGACGAGCCGTTGGCAGGAGAACACCGCCCGCAAGCTGATCGCCGGCAGGATGATCGGCACCCGCTGGCGTGACGCGATCGACCGGGCCGCACCGCGCGGTACACGCGTATCCGTCTATGTGATCGAGCCGGCCGGGGTGCAGTATCTGGCCGCGCCGCGCGTCCCGAAAAAGAAAAGCGCGACCGCCATCACCAAAGCCGAGCTGGGTAGTATCGTCAACCTTTTGCGAACCGTACTAACCAACGTGCGGCACGTAGTAATGCTGCCAGAGCTGCGCGTTGAGATCGAAAAAGCGCTCAAGGCGAGCGAGGTCGTGAAGTGCAAATAGGGCCGCTGGATCTGTTCGAGGTCGCGGCCTTCTCACGCGGGGGTCTGGCTGGCTTGGCGCGCGTTAGGGGCATCACCGAGCCGGACGCCGAAGAAAACGGCTGTAGCGCCAAATCTGGGGCGGGAAAGCCCTATTCAGCGGCAGAGGACGATGCCGTTATTGCCTTCCTCCGGTACGCCGACGCTTACAGCGGCTCGATGTCCCGCCGAACGTACGAGGCGCTGGGTCGTTTTGCACTGCTCTACGGGCAGACGGCCGACCCGACGCTGGAGGGCATCGAGGCCGCGCTCTACTTTCTCAAGATGAGACTACCGAGGGACACCGTGGCTCGACGAGCCACATCCAACATCGAGATGGCGATCGAGCGTGCCCGGCGCTGGCGCAGTCCGATGGCACAGTGCATCTGCGCTCACAACCTCGGGCAGTGGCTGCACCACGCCAAGCGCTGGGAGCTGGCGCCGGTGATCATCTGCTACCTCATGGGCTCAGTGTTCAAAGGCGGCGATCAGGCCGTGATGGATTTCACCGACGACATGCCAACCGAGCATGCACCCGCGCAGTAACATGCGTTACTCAGGAGTACGTTGTGACGGCAACTAAGAAGCCCCGCCCCGAGCCGGTGGTGGCGATCATCGACTTTCCTTGGCCATACAAGACGTACAGCACCAAGGGGCGCACGAAGTGTCCCAAGTACGACACGATGGAGCTGCACGAAATTGCGGCACTCGGGCCAACAATCAATCAGCAGCTCGGAAACTGCGCGGTGATCCACGTGTGGGTCACAGACGGCCTGCTACCCGACGCGCTTGCTATGTGTGCAACCTGGGGGTGGGAGTACGTGACCTGGCGCGCTTGGAAAAAGACCAGGCTAGGGCTCGGATATTGGAAGCGCGCTAACTCAGAGATTGTACTCACTTTCAAAAAAGGGAAGCCGCGTGCGCCAGCAAGAGGCACGCAGGGCCGCACGATCTTTGAGGGCAAGCCACTAACCCGAAAGCATAGCTCGAAGCCGGATGCTCTGCACAATGAAGTTGAACGGCATTATCCGGCATCAACTAAAATCGAATTATTTGCGCGAGCGCTCCGCGACGGCTGGCGGTGTTTCGGTTACGATGTGGGCTCGGCGATTACATCGACGGGCATCGTGCCCTTACCGGCCGCATCGAGGCAAACAGAGGATGGAACGGCAATTGCGCGAGTTGAACAAGCGCCTGACGGAGTCAAATGCGGTGGCGTTCGCTGCAGTGGAGGAGTTGGTGGCAGCGAACGAGAGGCCGGCCTGCGACAAAGCACTTGAGCGCCTAACTTTGGCGGTAGCCGACATCTTGTGCGACGCAGGCAAGAAAGTGCGACTGATACATGGTGAAAGAGATTGACCGGCTCTTGAGGGAGCTGCAGCGCGATCCGCGACACACTCGCGTCGCCGGCCGGGGTAGGTCACCCGTTGTGTTGCTGACGGCGATGCAACGCCGGCAAGAACTGCGGAGGCGCGTCGAGCGCGTCCTCGTGTTGCTGTTCAATGAAAAGCTGCCGTACGAACGGCTGACCGTGATCTGCGGCCGGGATTATAAATTCTGGCGCACGCAGCTAACGGTCACCAGTGCTGGCGTGCCGAGGTTGTCACGCGACGGGATCAAGCTGCTGGTCGACGGATTGCGCGCACACGTCATGGGCGTGAGAGATCACCTGTCTGACGTCGAGCACGAGCTGCTCGGAATTGTCGGCGCGCTTGATGAGAAAGACGTCCTAACGCGTTAGGCGATCGCGTCCGGGGTAACATCTGTTACCGCAAGCGGCGAGGCGTGCGCGCGCTCAACCATCGACATCAGCATCCTCATGACCTCGTCAACCTGACGCGTCATTGTCGTTGGGTCGGTGATCGCAGTTCGGCTGAGCGCAATCAGCTGCTCGCCCGCAAGCTCGCATGCGATGCCGATGCCGTGGCACGTGCTGTTGTCGAGCGCCTGAGTGATGAGAGCCTGCAGCTCGTCGCTGTAAGACACCGCGACGGCGCGGTCGACTACGTCGTCGTGAACAACGGCAACGGTCGCCCCATGAATGAGCGCGTTGTCGGAAGTTACGCGTTGAACGACTCCACCCTCAATGTGGATTGCGATATTCACAGTCTTCCCCCTCTAAGAGTCCCAGCGTTTCTGCAACGGCGTCGTCGATCGCCGCCTGAAGATAACCGAAGTTGGCGAATCCGCTAGGTAATCCCTCAATTGAGCGCACAACCTGCGGCGAGCCGTCAACCTCAACTTGTATTTTCACACTTAAAAGACCGCCCACGAATGTTTGTGCGTAGCACTCGGCAGGGTCCATCCTGTCGGCGTACATGCTGGCCCACCTAGCGACGACAAAACGAGGTACGCCCGCCGGGATCTTCCCGACTACGAGTCGGTGCAGGTAGGCCGGATCTACAGGCAGGTAAAAGCGCACTTGCCCAATGGCGATCCTGTGTCTGAAAGGTAGGTCGCTGAACTCCTCGTCGAACTCCTCGACCAGTTCCTCGCCGGCTTCGTGCGCCCACCAGAGCGTCGAGCCTGGATAGCTGGCCTCGGCGTATTGGTCGGGCTCGATCGTGAGACGCACGGCCAAGCCGTTGCCAAGCTCGGCATAGGCGTCGCCATCATCGCGCGGCGTGTCCATGTCGAGCAAGGTAGTCATTAGGCGTGGCCCGGCAGCGCTGGAGCCGCAGTAGGTAGGCCGCGCTCGGACTTCGCCGCCGTGGCGATCACGGCCAGCTCGTCGCGCAGCTTCTCAGCCGCGGCGTCGAGCAGGTCAGCGAGGCCATGCACGCCCAGCACTTCAAGCTCGGCGCAGCACTCGTAAACCTTCTCGAACATTTCATTGACGGCACGTTCTGCGTTCGCGCACTGCACGAGTGTGCGTGCGATGCGCAGGCGTGGGTGTATTCCGGTCATCGTGTCTCCCATCGGTAACCCCATGTTACCAGTTGTGCGAATCGTAAATTAAATTGCCCGCGTCGTCAATCGGGAACGCCTAGATGAGCACGCATGCGCTCTTGGCCGCTTCAAGCTCTGCAATGCGCCGCTTGTAGCGCTCGATGTTCTTCTCGTCGTGCGGGAGGCGCGTGCTCTCGTCGGCGTAGCGCGCCTCCATGTAAGCGAGGTCGCGACGGTAGAGGTTGAGCAGCCGCTCGATAGAGTCACGTGCTCTCATTGATGCGTCAGCGTAGCTCATGGCGTTGACTCCAAGAGGTAGCAGTAGCTGCGCACCACGCCCAGCTTATCGCCCACGAGGAGCGCGTAGGTAGGCGGCTGGGTCTTGGCGGCTGCGACCAACCAAGCCGCCTGCACGAGCGCCATGCACAGCACGAGCATGGCGAAGCGCGGTAACGGGTTGTTACTGGCCATTCGATGGCGCCCTTTTCTGAATTGAGAATTTCAGCGTGGTGATGTCGTAGCCGCGCCGCTCAAGCTCGTCTCGCAGCGACGGGTCAACCTGATACGCGCCGATAACCTTCGGGCTTGGTGAGAACCGCTTGCCGCAAAGCGCGTCGAGAATGAGGTAGATGTCAGCGCGGCCCGCGCCAGAGGCGTCGGCCTCAACGTCTCGCTCGCGCCTACTCCACTTCGCGCGCAGTTCCCCAGGCTTGAGCTTCACTGCGCGCCCTCCTTGTTCAGCGCATCAGCAAGAGCCTGCGCCTTCCTGTGATCGCCCCAGCGGCGTTCCTTGCCGCCCTTGTCGCGAGCCACCCGGTTGGTGTCCAAGTTGATCACGAACCAGGGGCGCATCCCGCCGCCGTCCGTCGCTATCTTCCACATCGTCGAGTCTCCGTTCAGGGTTGAATGAGGTAGGCGGTCAAAGCATTCGCAACTGTGAGTCCGCCTCGTCGAGAAAGCCTGACGCAATCACGCAACGCTCGCGCCGGCTAGGCCAATCGGCCAGCGTGACTTGGTACCTATCGCGACCGTTCGAGGTATCGCGCCAGACGTGGACGACTACGCTGCCCGCGTCTGATGCTGCCAGCGTGGTGACGCCGTTGGTGTTGCCGCGTCGCAGCGCCTCGGTGACGCTGTCCTTGCCGCTGCCGCGTACGCTGCCGATGAATCGCGTGCTCATACTCGTTGCTCCGTTGGTTGAGTTGGTAACAGGGTGTTACTCGACGCCGAGCGCCTCGCGTGCGCAGTCGCGCCACGTCGCGTAGATGGAGTCATTCTCGTTCGCGTCGCCCTCGGTCGTGGGTTCGTGCGCGATGCCGAACGTGTGCCCGGTCAGCTGCGCCAGCACGCTGTTGTTGTCGTACCAGCGCCAGCCCCTGGCGATGCACGCAGCGCGATAGCCGTCATCAGCCGGCTCGCTTGGTGCCGCCGGCTCAGGCGCGGCGAACGTGCGCGGCGTGGTTGTGCCATCGCGCATTTCGTTGAGTGCTCCGCGCAATGGCGCGAGCGAGTCATACTCACCTTTGTCAATCGCGCGTTCGAGGCAGATCTCGATTGCCCCGCGGATCTCGTCCGCTGCCTTGTCGCTCAGCAGATACCATTTCATCGTCGTCGCTCCGGTGCATTGGTTGATTGAGGTAGGCGGTTAGTCCTCGATTGCGTACGCGAGGCATCCGCAGTCGGGGCACTCTCCGTCCGGCTCGACGGCGTCGGCCTCGTCGACGCGCGACCAGTAGTGCTTGATTGGCCGCAGGTCGTGCTGTGGACCGCTCCAGTCACAGTTGGCGCATTCGCACTGCGCCTCAGCTGGTGTAAAAAATTCCTCGATTGCAGTTATTCCGGCGCGATGCCAGCCGATGTGAGTCATTGTCGTGCTCCGTTGTTGGGTTGATTGAGGTAGGTAGGCTGCTCGCTTATTGCGGATACTTGGCGCGCAGTTCCGTGTGGTCGTCCGGTGTCGGGCAGATCATCGGCCCGGCCTCATGGCCCGGCGCCCATACGCAGATCACAATCTCGGTGCGCGCATCCATGCGCGTGCGCACGGCGCCGTAAGCGGAAATCAGCAGGTAGGCGAGCACGGTTAGCGCTATGCCTGCAGTCAGACTTCGCCATCCGTGCCGGTCGATTGCGCGGCCCGCGTTCATTGCGGCGACCACGGCCGCGACGGGTAGTAGATAGGCAAGCATCGACGTTGCTCCGTTGTTTGAGTAACAGCCTGTTACTGAGAAAAGCCGGCCGGCCAGCGGCCGATTGTTTCGTCAAGGATGCGCTCGCGTGCTCGCTCGCGGTCGACTTTGCGCAAGTCGCGCAATAGCGTTTCTTTGTCGCGATAATGGACCGCTCGCACGCGGCCGATGCGCTTGCCGATGGCATTAAGCGACATCTGGACAAGCGCCGCGCCAGCAAGCCCGCACGCGACCGGCAGAACGAGCGGCGCCACAGCGCTAGCGGCGTGGAGTCCAACGCCGCCGGCAGTGAACAACGCGAGGCGCACCAGCGATTGCGCGCGCGTCGGATTGCATGCCGTCAGGCGAGTGACGCGCGGAAAAAGTAGATCAAGCATGGCGCGCACCCTTTGGGTTGGTGCGCTTGCCGCCGGCCTTAGCGCCGCGCTTGGCCGCGCGCATGATAGCGCCGCGAATGTCGCCGCTCGGGACCGACGCCGCGCCACGCGTGGCGACGTCGCCAGCGATGCCTAGCGCGGTGTCACAGAGTGCGAGCGCTGCGACGTCGATTGCGATCAATCGCTTTTGACCGACGCCGCGCTTTTCTGCCGCGTCGCGGAGTCTCTCTAGTGTCGCCGCGACCGCGCCTAGTGCGCGGACTATTTCCATCGACATTGTGTTGCGTCCTATCGTTTTGCGTTTGGTAAAAAGCGCGGCTTAGTCCTCGGTCGGCATGGGCACCACGTCGCCCCATGGGCAGAACAACGAGGCGCAATTCTCCGGCACAATGTGAATTACGTGCATGCGGTCGGGCTCAGCCGGCCACGCGTGCTGTGGAATATGCAGGTCGGTAAAGTGGAGCACGTGAGTCGGCCGCACCGGCAGCGATTCCAGCCATCCGCCAGCGTCGAACGCCGGCCGGTAATCCGTGCCGCCGCCGGGCTCAGGGACGGCCCCGTCGCGCATGAAATCGCTAATCGGGCCGGCCTTCATAATCGCGGTGTCATAGTAGGCGATGTGGATGTCAGACTGCCGGGCAAACTTGCGCGCCCATGCGTGCGCTGCCGCTGTAAACTTTTGCAGGATCTCATGAGAGATTGAGCCGGACGCGTCGATGGCAATCGCAACGTGATATTGCCGGATGTTGCGCGGCCCCGGCATAAGGCGCCCATACTCGCGTGACAGAGCGTGCGGCGTGCGCATCGAGCGACCGCGCTTAGGCCATCCGCGCATAATGCCGGCGACTTTCGCGCCGAGCACACGCATGAAACGGATGTTAGGCGCGCGAGTGTAAACGCCTAGCGCCTCAAGCGCGCCGCGTGCGGCGCTTTTCTCAAGTGACCAGCCATCGCCGGCTTGCGGCACGCTAGGCCCCGCAGGCGCCTCGCCAGCGTCGCCGCTCGCGTCTCCCTCGCCGGCCTCGCCATCGGCCTCGCCGGCAGCGTCGCCATCGTCGCCAGCGCCAGCGTCAAACATATCGCCGAGTCCATCGTCCTCGCTCAAAAAGTCGCCAGCGTCCTCGCCCTCGCCGGACTCGTCGCCATCGGCCTCGCCATCGTCGCCAGCGTCGCCGGACTCGTCCTCGCCGGCTTCCTCGCCGGCAGCGTCGGAGTCGTCCTCGGTCGCGTCGCTCGACTCCTCGCCGGCATCGCTGGACTCGGCTTCCTCGGTCGCGTCCTCGGTCGCGTCAATTTCGTTCGCGGCCTTGATTGCTTCCATGTCCTGCATTGCCTTGCGGGCAAGCTCGCGCACCTTGTCGGCAAGATCCCGCGCGGCGTCCTCGGTCGCGTCCTCGCCGGCCTCGGTCGACTCCTCGGTCGCGTCCTCGCCGGACTCGTCGCGTGGCTTGACCTCGTCCTTTAGCGCTTGCTTTTCTTGAGCGGCCTCGGTTGGCGCCGCGTAATGGCCCGCCAGATAATCGTAAATCGCGCGCGCGGTGGCGTCGCGATACTTGGTCGCGATTGCGGTCGGCTCATGTTCCATGCCGCCGGTGTACATGCCGCCAGAAACGTACGGATCGCGCCACGCCATCCCCGGAAATTTCCAGCCGGCAGCGAGCAAGTCGCGATTGATCACGGCATCAAGCGCGACGTTGGCGATGCGCTTGTTTTTTGCGTCGCGCGTAAATTCGCCATCCATGCGCAAGATGTGCATGACTTCATGGGCGATGACGCAAGCGAGGAGCGACGGAGTCCACAGCTTCGGATTTTTGTTGATCGCCTCGGGATTATAAAAAAACGTGTCCAGGCAGTTAGTCGCCATAACCGCAATGCGAGTCATGGGCTTCCATTTCATGTTGCCGGCAAATGCGCCCATGAACGGATCAAGCATCGGCAGCAACGCGCGAGCGGTGCGCAGCGCTGCCGGCATGGGATCGGCTGGCGGTGCGTTGTCGATTTCGTCGAAAATATCCATAGGCGTGCGCTCCGTTTGGGTGGTTGTGCGAGTCGCATGGGTGTTTTGCGACTCGCACTATTAGCCTCTCAACCTACACGTTGCGAGCGGCCCGCGCAAGCGCGGCCAAGTCGTTTGCGCCGATTGCGCCGACGTCGCTTAAGACGCGACGCGCGGCAATTGTGCTGCAGAGCAGATCCCGCGCGGCCTCGGTCGATTGCGTCGCCCACACGCGCACCATTTCGGCATTTGCGGCGGCGCAATGCTCAAGATAGATCGCCACAGCCTTTTCAGCTTTGCCACGATCGGCCTTGCTCTTGAGCGCCGACACGTGGCGGTAAATCGCGCCCATCTGAGCTATGAAGCCCTCGGTCGTGCCGGGTGCGTCGTGCTCGGTCGGGTTGCGCAGCACTTCCTCCGGCTTGCGCACGGTCGCGGCAACGGCCGCATAGGCGCAAATGCCGTCCCACACTTGCCGCCCAACGCTGCCAACCATGCGCAGCGCTGCCGGCCCGGTCGGCTTCATATCCTCCGGTCCTTTGACATACGCGGCGGCAAGCCGGAGTCCTTGCTCAAGCCCGCGTGGCGTGAAGAAAACGGCCTCGTCGCCAACCATGCGATTGCGAGCGAACCACGCGCGCGCATTGCTGCCGGTCAGCCATGCGAGCGTGGCGTTCACGAGCGGCGACTCGGGCAACGCGTCGCGCAAGTAATCCGCGACCTCGGTCGGAGTCGTTTCTAGAATCGTGCTCCACAAGCGCGAGCGCACCGGCGGATCAAGAATAACCGCGCTTGACGTGTCGGTCGTGCGATTGCCGGCAGCGACCACGCGAGTCGCGTGCGGCAGCTTGAAGCCGGCGACTCGCTTGTCCAGAATAAGCTCAAGCGCGGCCGATAGCGTCTCAGCCGACGCGAGAGTCAACTCATCGCAAAGCAGAATCACGGGCTTGCCGGTGTCAGCATAAAGCCGCTCGACTCGGCCGATTGCGTCGGGCTTGAGCGTATGAGCGCACGACTTGGAGTCGTCGGGATATTGCACGCCGGCAATGAACTCCGGCTGTACCTGAGCGAGTCGAACGTCAAGCACGGCGTAACCACGCGAGTCGGCATACTGAGCGATAATGCTCGACTTGCCGATTCCGGGTGCGCCGTAAAGCATGGGCACCGCGATTTGCTTGCCGTCGCGGCCGTCCTTAAAACAATCGTCGAAAATGCCGCCGACTTCCGTCGCGGTAATGACCGGCAGTGACTCGTAAGGATCGCTTTTTCCGTAGGACATAGCTGAATCTCCGTTTGGGTGGTGGTGCCCGATGCGCACCATGCGCACCGGGCTTGCGAGTTAGGCGGCAGCGCCAGCCGACTCCGTCTTGGTTGCCTTGGATGCTTTCACGGCCTTGACCGGCTTAGCCGTCGCCGCGGGCTTGGCAGCGTCGGCAGCGGCCTTGACGTCCTCTGCCGTGACTTCGATACCGGCAGCGGCTAGCAGCTTGTTGAGCTTGCCGGCGGCGTTGCGCAGCGCAAACCGCGCGTCTTTTGCGGCGCTGCCGTGAGTCTTGTCCTTAAGTGTCTTTTCCAGCCCCTTGAACGCCTTGGCCAGCAACTTGACCAGATCGCCATCGAGTCCGGCGTCCTCGCACATCTTGCGAGCGATGGCGCCTTTGTCGACGGTCGCGCTGGCGGTCGCGTCCTCGCTGCCGTCGCCGGCATCGCCAGCGCTGGCGGTCGCCTTTGCCTTGCCGGCGTTGCGGCCCTTGCCGGCCGACTTGCGCGGCTCAAGCGGCAAGCCGTCCGCGATCAACGCGTCCCATGAACGCGAGAAAAGCACGCTGCCGGCGTTTTTGGTTTTGCCCGATGCCTCGCATTCGGCCCGGTAAGCCTCACGCATCGCCACGATGACCGGGCCGTCAAATGACGTGTGACCGGCGGCGTATGCGTTGCGCAGCACGTCTTGAAGCATCTTGGTCGCGGTGCCGGCGTGCGCACCGGCAGCGCGCGCGCCTTGTACTAGCTCGTCATTAGTTGCAGTGGCCATTGTAATTCCCCGTTGCGGTGGTTTGTTTCGACGAGTCGTAATAAGCCAGAGTTTTACGAGTCGCACAAGATGGCGAGACAAAAAAAGAGGCCGGCTTGCGAGGCCGGCCCAAGTCACGGGAGATTGAGAGAGAGAAAGCGAGTAACACTCTGTTACGGCAGCGATCCGCAAAGCGCCAGAATGCCTACAACGAAGGCAAGGACTGCGATGGCCATTGCGGTGTCATTTGTCATGCTCATAAGTGTCTCCGTTGTTTGCGTCTGCCACTATCAATAGTGCGAGTCGCACTATTTCTTCAATGCGATTGTTAGATAGCGCTCCACGTTGCGCAGCTCAGCCATAAGCAAGTCGTTTGGGTGTGGGATTAGATCGCTGGCCACGCGTGGCACCATGCCGGCGGCGCGCATGGCGGCGCGAGTGTTGACCAGCGCCTGCTCTAGTGGCGTGCAATCAAGGCCGCGCATGGCGCCACTAGATGGGTCAACATTGCTGTCCTTGTTATGATCCGCCACCGGCCGGCGACGTGGCGGCGTTGTATCCGGTTGGATATTGCGCGATTTTGTGACTTGCATCTCAGATCCCCCTTGCGGTGCGTTTTGGCCTATCGGCCGGAATGCCGCGGACTTACTGCGGCAAAGGTAGGATTGTACGAATCGCACTAACAAGTTATGAATCGCAAATGCCGGCGAGGCCGGTAACATTCTGTTACTGCGAGGTGCTCATACAAATAGAAATATCCACACACCGCCCGCGACGCTAAGGCATTGGTGCGCATACACTTTCCATAATCGTTATTAGCGGACACGGGCAAGGCATAGGCAACGGAGCGGCGGCGCGACGCACGCGATAGGGGTGGCCCGGTCGATTGGGTACCCTTGCGTGCATTGCACCGGCAACACCCGCCCCGGTCGACCCGAAACGGTCCCATGCATGGGAACCCGCGGACGGTACTGATACCCGCGCACTCACGTTTCTGCGAAAAACCAGCTCCCCGAAAATTTTTTTTGCCAAAAAATACCGGGCACTCGTTTCCCTTTGACGACTCGCACTAAGTGAGTTAGTGTGCATCGTCAAATAGGAGAATGCGCACGTGACCAAATCTCAAGGCTGGATCGGCGTCGACCTCGACGGCACGATCGCCAAGTACGATGGCTGGAAAGGCCCGGCCCATATCGGCGACCCAATACCGGCCATGGTCGAGCGCGTCCGCGCCTGGCTGGCCGCGGGCGCGGAGGTCCGCGTGATGACCGCCCGCATGTCGACCGGAAGCCGCCACGAACGGGACGCGGTCGCAGCAGCTATCGCAGCATGGACCCTCAAGCACATCGGCGTCGAACTCGAAGCGACCTGCGTCAAAGACTACGCGATGATCGAGCTGTGGGACGATCGCGCTGTCGGCGTCGAGCCGAACACCGGCCGAACGCTGGCGGAAGTCGCCATGGCAAAGGGCGCCCACTCGGCCATGGAGGACGTCCGCGCCACCCTGGCAGCATCGCTCGACAAGTTGACCGCCGCGCTCGGCCTGCCGCGCACTCTCGTGCCGTCGTTCGCGGTCGCCGACGCCCTGCTCGGCTGGTATCCGCCCAAGCCCGCCGCTCCAAAGCTGGGGGACATCTCGCGCGACCACCCGGTGTTTGCCCTGCCTACGCTCTCGCCCGCTGCCGATGGTTCAACGAACCATGGGCAAAAAGAGCACATAGGCGGCATTCCGCGCATCATCACCGACCCGAAGCCGGCGACGGTCCTGCTCGGCACCGACAACCTAATCCTGCATGGCAAGGTGATTGACTGATGCTCGCCATCGCCCGCGCACTCCCCAGCTTCCTCGCCGATTGGGCCACGTGGTGGCGCTACCGCCCTCGCTGGCTGGCACGTCACCGAGCCATACAGCAGGTTGCGTGGCAAGGCGTTATGGTCGCCAGCAACAAAACCATGCAGGGTGTGATCGTCGGCGCGGAAATGGCCGCGAACATAGCCGAGCACAACCCGCTGCTCGACCGCCTCACACGCCTCGCCGCGTACGACGCATTCAACAAGAGCGGCGAGCTGATCCAAGACGCCGCGCCCGAGCAGTGGGCGGAGCTGGTGCAGCCGGAAATGGTGCCTGTCGGCCCCGAGCGGCAGTACGGCAAGTACACCGTGCAGGACTACATGCCGGTTGCTGTGACCAGCAACGAGGCAGAGAGGCCGGACCCGCTCGTCGGGCGCCGCGTGCGCATCAACGACACTTTCGAGCATCCCTACTATCACGGATGCACCGGCGTCGTGGTTGGGACAACGATCACCTGGGACGACGTCGAATACGTGGATATTCTGCTCGACGCGCAAGGCAAGGGCACGCGCCTCGGTGCGTTCGTCGGCAACGTCACCCCCATCGACGGTGACAACGCTGAGGAGCATTTCTGATGCGCGCCGCGATCGAGGCTTGGCAGCAGCACATGCGCCAGCAAGATCTGCTGGCTGTAACATCTGTTACTGCGTACGCCGGGCAGCTTATGCTGGTCGCAGACCTGCTGCTGCCGCCCGACGTCATGAGTGCCAAGGACGTGCGCGCAGTCGTCAAGCACGCTCGCACGCGTGGCCTCGGCGACAAGTCCGTCAACGTGCTGCTCGCCGCCCTCAAATCGTTTTACAAGTGGTGCGCCAACGATAGCGCCGCCATCGAGGCCCTGCGCACCGTGCGCGGCCCGAAAGTCAAAGCCAACTCCCGCCTACCGCGCGCGCTCACGATCGACCAGTGCTTTGAGCTGATTGCGGCAGCTTCGCATCGCAACGGCTGGCTCGGGAAACGTGACGAGGCGCTGCTCACGCTTATGTGGGCGACCGGCCTGCGCGTCGGCGAAGCGCTCAAGCTGACCATCGCCGATGCCGGCGAGCGTCGCGACGTGGTCCGCGTGTGGGGCAAGGGCAACAAGGAACGTCTGGTGCCGGTGCTGCCCGCGGCCTGGGACGCGATCGACGCCTACCTCGTGGCGCTGCCGACCGCGGATCTCGCCGACGAGCACCCCCTTTTCGTGTCCGAAAATCTGGTGCCGCTGGTCGATCGCGACGTGCGGCGCATCTTTGCGAGCTACGCCAAGCGGCTTGGGCTCCCAGCCGACGCGTCGCCCCACAGCCTCCGGCATAGCTTTGCCACGCAGCTGCTGAACGCGGGCGCATCGCTGATCGACATCAAGGAATTGCTCGGCCACGAGTCGGTGAGCACCACGGCGATTTACGCGCACGTGGCCACCGACCGGCTGATGGAAACGTACGAAAAGGCGCATCCGCGCGCGGCGGCTGTCGCCGCCTAAACGGCTAGGCGCACAGTGTAGAATATGGGGGACTGAAGGCATGGATTACGCGTCATGGATTGCGTTCGCGTTGGCCGGTTGCGCGATTGTGGGCTTTTTGGCGATGACCAAGCGTCATGCCGAGCTGCTTTCGATGGTTCGGGCGATGAAGCGCGGTCACGAGCACACGACCGATTTGGCAGCAATGGCGCTGAAACGCGCCGGCCGGACGCCGGGCGTGACCGAAGTGCCTGCAATGGATGCTGCGGACCCGCTGCCCAAGGTGGTTACCGCGATGCGCAGCGAGACTTTTTCGATGGCCAACAGGAGTTCGGCTTTGAACGAGACTGACACGAGCGGCAACCAGACGCTTGAGCTGGCGTCGCTTCGCCGGCAGCTGCGCGAGGAAATCGCCGAATCCGACGACCGCGCTCGCAAGGCGTTCAACGCCCTGACGGCACAGCTAACGGCAATCGCCGAGCGCATGGACCGCATCGCTGAGCAGCAGGATGGCGCCGCGCGTGACAACGGCCGGACGTATTCCGACCACGTCAAACGCCACGACGAGAATGTGACCGCCACCAAGGGCGCTTTTGAAGTCGTGCAGCAGGCAATTCTCGCACTGCAGTCGCGCGTCGATACTGCCGAAAAGATCTCTGCAGCCGCGCAGCAGCTGAACGACAAGATCGAGACGGCGCACCAAGCCGTGGCGACCAACACCGACGCCGTCGTTGAGCTGCGCAAGCGCCTCGAAGCAGCTGAGGGCAACATTTCCGTCGCGCAGCAGCACCTATCCAACGCTGCATCGGCTGATCGCCTGCAGCAGCTGAGCGGCGTAGTCACCAAAAACAGCGCCGAGATTGTTCGCCTTGCCGAGCGCGTGAACACAGCCCACAGTGGCCTGACTGCGATGGCCGCGAGCTACAACCAAGTCGACGAGTGGATCGCCGACGCCAATTCCAAGCTCGCCAACATCGACCGCGTGTACGAAGCGGCAGACCTCGTCAATCGCGCGCTGCCCGCCGTGCAGGAGGGCGCAGAGCGCGCTATGCAGGCCGCTGAGGCAGCGCAGCGCGCTGCTAATACGCTGAGCGGCGCCACCGGCGCGTGGGAAGCCAAGCTGCAGGCTGTGGCAGACAAGGCCACCGGCGCAGACGCTGCGGCAGTCGCGCTGTCGCGCAACATCGCAGCTCACGCCCAGCGTTCCGACCGCGAGCTTGAGGCGATTGGTAAGAAGGTCGACGACGTCTCCAAGGTGCTCGGCTCGCGCATCACCGAATCCAGCCGTGTGGTCGAGCAGCTCTCCTCGTACGTCCGGGGGCTCGAAGGCCGCGGTGCTGAGGCAATCGCGTCAGTTGAGTCCAAAGCCCAATCCGCTATCAGTCGCCTCGACTCACTCCCCGCTGCGGCCGAACTACCCAACCTTGACGCGCTGCACGCCGCCGTCGAGCGCGTGAACGCAGCTGACGCATTGCTCACGAACAACGCAGAAGTGCTTGGTCGACTGGTGCGCAGCGTCAGCGATCAATCACAGCAGATCGGCGGGCTGATTCTCACGAGCGCGCAGCACACGAACGACATTACCGACCTTGATGCCGGCCTCGTCGCCGCCACGACCGCCCTCGGGCACGCCGATGCGCAGACCCGGCAGGAACTAGGCGCCGCGGTCGACAAGCTGACGGGCGTCGTCACCGACTCCGTCATGCAGCTCAAGCAGCTACGCCAGTCGGTCGCTAACGGCATCACCGACAAGCGTGTGGATGCCCTGCTCGCCGAGCGCGCCGCGGCACGCCACCGCGTTGTTTCGACCGGCGCCGTACCGCCGGCCCCGCCATCCGACAAACCCAACCCCAACCACCCTTAAGGAGTCCTGCGTCGTGACCGACCTTTCGTCCATGCGCCCGCATCCGCCCGTGTTTGACGTCCGCATGGCGTTGAGCCTGTTCGGGCCGGTCGCGGCCATCATCGCTGCCAGCATTGCGTACGGCATGCTGGCTGGGACGGTTGAGCGAAGCGCGCAAGACATCGCCGAGCTGAAAGCGCAGCTGCGCGACGTCGGCCAGATCGACCGCCGCGTCGCCGTGTTGGACAGCAATTTCGGCACAATCGACAAGCGCCTGGAGCGCATCGAGCGCGCGCTTGAGCTGTTGGCGCAGCGTGCGCAGGAGTTCAAACCCAACACGAGAGTTCGTTAATGACCCCGCGCGCAGGCAGCATTGAAGTCGTCGCGGTCGCCGGCAACACCGCTTACCGGATGTCGCCGGCCGGCGTCGAGCAGCTCAAAGTCATGGCTCAGGTTGGCACGCCCATCAAGGCGATGGCTGAGTTCTTCGGCGTGTCCGACGATTGGATGCGCGCCGCGATCGAGGGCGATCCGCTGGTGCGCGACGCTTACCACGGCGCCAAGGGCACGGGCGAGCTGGAGCTGCGGCAGGCCGCGCACGCAAGCGCGCTGGCGGGCGATAGCCGCGTGCTGACGTTCATGATGGAACGCCGGCTCAAGATGAACAAAGAGGTCGAGGTCACGCACAATCACAACCTGAAAGTGATTGGCGCAGTGCCCGACTACAAGCTGAGCGCCGACGAGTGGCACCGGCGCTTTGCGCCCAAGCTCGAAGGCCCGAAGGGCGACGACGCTGACGAGGCTGAGGACGCCGAATTTTCCGAAGTAACCACCACGGGGGATGTGGGTGAGCAACGACACGATGGGGACGCTGATCCCGCCTGAGAATTTCGTAGGGCGGCTTAAGGCGGCGGGGCGCGAGGTCGAAGTCGACCCGAGCATCACGTACGAGTGCAAGATGGCCGGCGTCGGTAACACCGTGTTACCGCACACCCGCGCTGGCCTGCATGCGCTGCAGGCGCGCGTCACGGTTGCTTTGCGTGAGCTGCGCATGGCGCTCGGGGAGTTTTACCCCGACCCCGACAAGTACGGCTCAAAGTATTGCCTTGGCCGACTCGAGAAGGTGGACGCACGCGTCGCCGCCGACATCAGCAAGGCCGCTTCAAAGATCAAGGAGAACGAGTAATGGCGCAGACCGGAAACGGAGCCCGAGTGCCCGACCCGCCGCGCCCGAACGGCTCACAGAAGCCGCTGCCGGGCTTGCCAGCTCCGCAGGCGAAGCCCGCAAGCGAGAGCGAGGCCGACAAGCGCAAGCGTGAGATCCGCGAGCGCATCGAGAAGCAGAAGAAAGAGCGCGAGGAGCGGGAGGCCAAGGAGAAGGCCGCAGCGAAGCCTGAGCCTGCCAAAACCGAGGCGAAGTCTGACGCCAAGGCTGAGCCGGCGCCTGCCGCCACGGCGCCCGTTGACGCCACGATGCGCCGCTTCGAGGAGCTGCTGCGCAACGGCGGCTTCACGCGTCGCCTCACGTGGCGGCAACGCAGGGCGCTACGCAAGATCGAGCGCCGCTGCGACCGCGTGCGCACGGCGCTGCATGACGCGTTCGCCGGTGAGCCGCCCGAGGGCGTCCTCGTCTCAATGGACAGCCTTGCGGCCCTCGAAGCCGTAGCGCGCCTCGAAATGCTCTGCGCAAAGGCCGACTAGTCCAATAACGCCTGCACTCCCAAACTTGGCGGTGGCGCTCAGCGCTGCCGCCTTTTTCGTGATTCCCGAAACGATCGAGCGTGTGCCGTAAAATACGGTGCATGAGCAAATCGACTACGCAGACCGACAAAGAGAAATTCGCCGCTGACTCCAATTGCGTCTGGTCACCCCAGGCGGGCGGTCAGACCGCGTTCGTGCATTGCCCGATCGAGGAGATTGCATACGGCGGCTCCCGCGGCGGCGGCAAGACGGACGCCCAGCTCGGGCGCCTGGCCATCCGCTCGCAGATCTACGGCAAAGACCTAAAGGCGCTGCTTATCCGCCGCGAGCTTCCGCAGCTGGAGCCGGTGATCTCGCGCAGCAAGCAGATCTTTGGCCCGCTCGGTGCCGAGTACGTCGACTCCAAGAAAAAGTGGACGTTCAACAACGGTGCCGAAGTCATTTTCCGTCACTTCGACAAAGAGGACGACGTCGAGAAGACGCAGGGCTGGTCGCTCACCGACGTCTGCATTGAGGAAGGGACCAACTTCCCGAATTTCCTCTCGCTGCTGAAGCTCAAGGCGACGCTGCGCAGCACCGCGGGCGTGCCGACGTGCTTCACGGTGACGATGAACCCGGGCGGACCAGGCCATAACATCGTCAAAAAGCGGTACATCGACCCGGCGCCGCTCGGCTGGAAAAAGATCGTCGATCGCGACAAGTACACCGGCCTCGACTCGACGCGCATCTTTATCCCGAGCCTCGTGTTCGACAATAAGAAGCTGCTCGAAGCTGACCCGCTCTACATCGCGCGCATCGCGCAGTCGGGCAGTGACGCGCTCGTAAAGGCGTGGCTGTACGGCGACTGGAACATCATCGACGGCGCATTCTTCGACGGCTTCGACATGGGCACCCACGTCGTGCGCCAGTGCGAGCTGCCCGAGCACTGGATTCGCGTGTGTGCCGGCGATTGGGGCAGCGCCAAGCCTTACGCCTTCCTTTGGGGCGCCATCGCCAGCGAGACATGGACGGCGCCGGACGGTCACATCATCCCCCGCGGCGCCATCGTGATCGAGCGCGAGCTGTACGGCATCAAGAACGATCAGAACGGCGAGTTCCTGCCGAACGAGGGCGTGCGCCAGTACGCCGAGGACGTTGCCGCGCACATCATGGAGGTCGACAAGTCGATTCCGAACGTGCGCATCCGCGTGATCGACCCATCGGCGCACGCCGCGGATGGTGGCCCATCAATCGCCGAGCGCATCTATCGCGCGTCCAACTACAAGTTGGGCTTTGCGAGGGCAGACAATAAGCGCGTGCCCGGCCGCGGTGCTCTTGGCGGCTGGGATGCCGTGCGTGCGCGCTTCGGCGGCGAGGAAGTGCTGCAAGTCGGAAAGAAGCTGCCCATGCTGTTTTTCATGGACAGCTGCATCCACGGCATCCGCACGATCCCGACGCTGCAGCACGACAGGCTGAACCCCGAGGATCTCGACACGGACGGCGAGGATCATTGGGCGGACGCGCTGCGTTATCTCTGCATGTCGCGGCCATACATGAGCGCCTCGCCCGAGCGTCCCAAGCAGCTCGCCGGCATCGAGTCCGTCAGCATGGATCACTTGTGGGCGCGGCACAGTGCCGAGCTGGCCGCGCAGAACGGTGCGCCGCAGCGCATCTAGTAACATCTGTTACTGATGTTCCCGCTCACGCCACGACGACGTCAAACGTCTCCCAATGACTGATGCGCGCCCCGCGCGCTGCCAGCCATGGCCAAGCGCCGATCAGCGCGTCAGCTTCGCATGCGCCTCGAAACGTAGGCCAGCGCACCACACCGCCGGGCAAGATCGCGTGCATCAGAACGATGACGTCGACACGTCCGGGGAACACCGGCACGCCTTTGAATAGGAAGTGCTCGCGCTCCTCGCCGTTGCGCACAAACGCGTCGCAGTAGTGGTGTTCGCGGCAGCTCCAGCGTTGTTCGTCGAACGCGCGTGCGTACAGCTCCGGCGAGACAGTGAGGGAGTCCGGCATGATGCGACCACGCACGCCGCGCATGAATGCCTCGTTGAGCTGGACGAGCGCGCTGCTCATGCGTCTGCGAACTCCAGCGCCCATCGCAGCCACGAGTTGAGGGAGTCTTGGTTGGCATAGCAGTTGATGATCGACTTGCCGACGCCAAGCGCGCGCAAGTGATCGCCCACGGGAGCATACTCCAGCTCCCATTGCCCCTCTAGGCCCATGCACGAGCAGTGCGATCCCCTCGCCATGTACCAGACACCATCGCGACGAAAGACGACGTTCGCGCTACCCTCGTATCCGTCTATATCGTAGATGGCGTAAGCCAGCTCGGGCTCGTCGCCGATGTCCGCCTCAAACTGCTTTGCCACGTCAGCCCACGAGCCAAAGTCGCCGAGATATAGGTGCTTGCAGGCCGTCATTTCTTACGTCCGGTAATAGCTGTTATGGAAAATTCAGCCGCTGATGGCTTGCACCGCGAGCGCCAGCAACAAGATAGCGACGACGACGCCGGCCATCACGAACGGCGTCAGCAGAGCAGCCGTGATAATCGCGCGGCAGTGCAGCTCCAACGGCCTCGACTCGTCGCAGTCGACGCACGTCGTGATACCGTACAGCTCCGATTCCCGGTGCGGCACTCTGCGGCAGATGTGGCAGCGTCCGTCGTCCATCGTCACCCCTCCAAGGCGTTCTCGGCGGCGTAGCCGATTGTCGTCACTTGATCGTGGTCGTGATCGCGCGCGAGCGGCCCGTTGTTGCGAAGTGCGGCGGAAACGATATGCCGCAGCGTTTCCTCAAGCTCCGCGACGCGAGCGTTGAGTCGTTCTGCCTCTGTCGGCTCGTGAACCTCCGGCACCGCGTGCAGTTCGTTCAAGTGCTTCGCCCGGCGCTTGGCCGACTTGTAGTTGGTGAAGCTCTCCGCATCCCACTCACCCTGAGCGTCGACAATCACGTACCCCCACGGCTTGCTGCGGTCGCTCTTGACTTCAAACCGCGCCATCGTCACTTCCCCTGCGCTTTATGGTTGTTGCCAACCAGCAAGCGCCACGCGATGACGGCGCATGAGGCGGCGAGGAATCCCGCCGCGGCCGTGCCGCCGAACATGCCGCCGACGAACACGCCGCCGAACAAGACGCCAACGCCGACCGCAAAGCAGCCGATCACAAGACGCATTTCGTTATCCATTTTTCTTCACTCCCGTTGCGTCGCAGTCGCCGCAAAGCAGCCCCATGCCGTCGACTTCGCACGTCTTGGCGCCGTTGCCCTTGCACGTCGGACACATCCGGCCAAACGAGTGGATTTGGAGCACAGCAAATGAGCGAGGACTCGCTTTATCGAGGTCGTACGCCTCTAGGAGATACTGAGGCTCCGGGTGATAGATATTGCTCCCAAAAAAGAACCTAGTCGGCACGATGCGCCGACGCCCGCGTTCGCCGCGGTGGTTCGTGTAGTCGATAACAAGCACCTTATCGGCCATGCTGGCGTTATCGGCGTCGCTCATTTCTTCACTCCAGTTCCGGCGCACGTGGCGCATTCGTCTTCGCCCGCCACACCTTCGCCATTGCACGCTGTGCAAGGCGCACCCACCAGCTGGTGAAAGTCGACGTCTTCGGAGTCGACGGTGATCCAGACAAGCGCGCCGCGTTGAGCGCGGACGGCTGCATAGACGCTATGGCAGGCACTGCATTGAAATACTGCTCCAGGGGAGAAATCGGAGCATGGCGATCGGTGACCGCAGCCACACGGAAAGGATCGTCGAGCCGCAGCCGCTGGATGTGAAACCATCGGCCAGCGAGGACAACACATACGCCGCCAGAGGCGCTGCGATAGATCCAGAGCAGTCTGCGCCACTGCAAAAACCACGGCATGGAATCTCCCATCAGAGTAACTCCTGTTACCGGACGCCGGAGCGGAGCACTTTCGATAGATACTGGTGGTCGAAGTCGGCATGCGCCTGCATCGTCCAGATGGCGTCGTTCAGCGCGTGATGCTTGATGCTCAGCTGCTCAGGCGCTCGCCAAGGCGTGCCGTCCACGTGCTGCCGCAGATCGCGCACGAACATGGGCCAATCTTTCGGCAGGTCGATCATGCGACCGTAGAGCTGGCACAGCGACACCCAATCGTAAGCGCCGAACCACGCCCAAAACTCGGGATCGCTGCCGGCAAACTCGACGATGTCTCGGGCGATGCGACTCTTGTTCTTGCGGTCGCCGGTAAGGTGGGGAAACACATTTGCCTCAACCCACGGGCAAGCCAGGCTAAGCGCGCACTCGGCGCTCTCGGCGTAATAGGTGCGGCCATCCTCACGAATGAGGCCGATCGAAATCAGGTCGATCGTCTCGCCGTCTTCGATAAATTCTGTGTCGAACCAGATGCGCATTTTCTGCCCTTGGACTGACCCCCTCGCCCATGGACGCCAGCGGTGGCGCAATGTGCGAGGGGGAGTGCCAGTGTCCGAGGGATTGGAGAGTCAGCGTCTCCGCACCCCAGCTCAAACCGCCGCCGCTTCGCTCGTGGTGGGGACCACATTCAGCGTCTGCCTCAGTTGAGCAACTTTGGCCTACGGCCTTTCAGCCGGCGTCAGTAAAGCCAGTTCTACGCTGCATTGTGCGAGTCGTCAAATACTAAATAGCGCCTGTCGTATAATGGGCCAGTTGGCCATAAAACGAGGGGCGCGCGGCGTGCTCGAAAGCGAAAACACTTCCCTGCAGATGGAGTCCAAGGCGGATCTCCACCGGGACAACGAGCCACCCGAGCGCGCAGAGCTGCGCCGCTGGGTGCTTGAGATCCAGAACGCCGACAAGGTGTTCGAGAAGTACCACGAGCGCATCGACAAGATTTTCGAGCGCTACCGCGACGAGCGCGTGGCCAGTGCCGGCGACGATGGCGTGAAGGCGGCAAACAACCAGAGCCGCCGCTACAACGCGCTTTGGTCGATGAAACAGACGCTCAAGCCGCTGCTGTTCTCGGCGTTTCCCAATCCGTACATCTCGCGCATTCACGACGACAACGCGCCGGTCGCGCGCGACGCTGCCCTTGTGTTGCAGCGCCTCCTGACGACGATCGCGCAGTCGGATCAGTTCTACGACGCCACGAGCGAGACGACTGACGATTACATCCTCGCCGGCCGCGGCACGTCTTGGGTCACCTATATGCCCGAGTTCGCCGTTCGCGAGTCCGACACCAAGACCCGCCTCAGCGACGGCCAGACCGCGCCGGAGGACGAGTACGCCGACGCCGACGATGACGGCCAGCGCCCGGCCTACGAGGAGCACACCGACGAGGAAGGTCGCTACTACAAGGAAAAGTACGAGTACAAGATCGGCGAGCGCACGATCTTGGAGTCCGTCAACGCAAAGGACTTCCTGCACGGCGTAGCGACCCGCTGGCGGCATGTGCCGTGGGTTGCCCGACGCATCCCCATGCTGCGCAGCGAGCTGATCGCGCGCTTCGGCAAGAAGCTCGGGAATGCGATTCCCCTCAGCAGCCGTGAGGCCGCGAACCCGCGGCACAAGGCCGGCAATACCGACGACTTCCGCGGCACCTTCCAGCGCGCCGTGATCTATGAAATTTGGGACCGCGTCGCCCGCAAGGTGATTTGGATCTGCCCCGACTACGCCGAGAGGGTGCTCGACACGAAAGACGACCCTCTGCAGCTGGAGGGCTTTTTCCCGTGCGCCAAGCCGATGTACGGGACCATGACCAATGACACGCTGCTGCCGGTCCCCGACTACACGCAGTGGCAGGACATCGCCATTGAGCTGGACGAAGTCACTTTCCGCATCTCGCTGCTGACTGACTGTCTGCGCGTCGCTGGCGTGTACGACGCCGAAGCCGGCGAGGAGATGAAGAAAGTCACGGACTCCACGCGCGGGAACATCATGATTCCCGTTCGCAACTGGTCGCGCTTCCAAGAGGGCGGCGGGCTGTCCAAGAGCGTCGAGTACCTTCCGCTTGACTCGATCGTTAAGACACTGCGCGAGCTTTACAACGTCCGTACGGCGCTCGTTCAAGAGCTTTACGAGATCACTGGCATCAGCGACATCGTGCGCGGCGCCAGCGACCCTCGCGAAACCGCATCGGCGCAGAAGCTCAAGGGCAACTTCGCCAACGCTCGCCTTAAAGAGCGCCAGACCGTCGTCGCTCGGCACGTGCGTGAAGTTCTGCGCGTCATCGCCGAGATCGTCTGCACACTCTACAGCGACGAGAACATCAAACAGATGTCGGGCGCCGAGAGCGTATTCATTGGGCCTGACGGCCTGTTCGACGAGGCCCGCTGGCAAGCGTCGCTTGCGCTGCTGCGCAATGAACCGCTGCGCCTGCTCGCCGTCAAGATCGACACCGACACGTTGGCCGACGAGGCAATCACCGGCGACAAGCAGGAAGCGACCGAGTTCCTAACGGTGCTCAGCACGTACCTGCAGAACGGCGTTGCGATGATTCAGCAGGCGCCGCTCGCAGGGCCGATGCTCGCCAAGATCATGCTTTTCGCCGTGCGCAAGTTCAAGGTCGGCCGCGGACTCGAGGCCGACATCGAGCGCATGGTCGACCAGCTCGCCAAGACTGGCCTCGGCACGCCGCAGGGCGAAGGCGGCGGCAGCGAAGCCGGCATGAACCAGATGGAGCACGACATCGAGAAGCAGCGCTTGGCGCTCGATCAGCAGAAGCTGGAGATCGAAAAGCTCAAGCTGGAACTCGAAAAGCAGAAGCTCGGCATCCTGCAGGGCAAGGAAAACTCGACTGCGCAGAGCCGCAATCGTGACCTTGAGCGCAAGGAGTTTGAGGCGGTCGAGAACGTCCGTCTCAAGGAAAAGCAAATCGACACGCAGGCGGCTGGCCAGCAGGCGCAGCTCAGCCTGCAATCCGAGGAGATGCAGCAAAATGCAGCGCTGGAGCAGCACGCACAGCAGCATGACCAGGCCATGCGCGAGCAGGAGTTTGTCGCCGGACGCGACGACGCAGCCACGCAGCACCAGCAATCTGAGCGCGAGTTTGTCGCGGGCCGGCAGGACGCGGCGCACAGCGCACAGCATGCGGAGCGGGAGTTTGCGGCGTCTCGTGAAGACGCTGTGCATGACCGCACAGCTCAGGCTGAGCAATCCGAGTTCGATCGCCATGAGCGCGTGGCTGAGCGCAAGCAGGCCAACGCCAACGCTGCCGCTGACCGCAAGGTGAAGGCGACGCAGGCCAAGGCGAAGTCTGCCAAGCCTAAGAAGTAACAGGTGTTACTGTGCCCGGCCCCAATCAAAGTGAGTTGCAGCGCGCGATCCGAAGCGAAACCGGAACCGCCCTCCCATTCGAGGGCGACTGGCACTCGCTTTGGGATCTGCTCGACGTTGATCGCGGCACGTTCGACGAGCGGCTGCTGCAGTACATCAACGACGCGCTCGGCACGAGCTACACGTCGCTGAACACGGCGCAGGTCGCGTTTGCCAACGTGCTCGGCGTTCGGTCCTGGCACGAAGTCACCGAACTACTCGGACTCTCTTACGGGCTCCAGTGGGCCGGCAACGATCTTGAGTGGGGCGATTACGATTTGGATTGGGTATTCTAAATGGCCAAGCGCGATCTGCGATCACTGACGCCAGTTGACAGCGCCGACGACGTCGCGCGCAGCAACATCCTGTTCGGCGCTCCCGGCACGCTGGCGGACGAGCCTGCCACTTACGAGCTTGGCGCGCTGCAGGACTTCATCAACGCCGACCGCGTCAAGGCGCCGACCGAGTCAACCGCGTTCGCAATCCCCTATTTCGTCGGCACAACCGGCGGCGAGATCGGCGCATCTAACGCGCATGTAGACGCAGCGGGTAACATCACGTCACCGGGCGCCATCGCCGCGCAGACGCGCAAGCTCGACGTCCACGACGACATCAAGCTGCAGGCGTCTGTACCCGATGCGCCAGCTGCCGGGTACGTGCGGCTGTTCGCCCGCGAAGTCGGCGGCGTCACACGCATTGGCATCATCGACGAGAACGAGGCGGTGACCGAGCTGACCGGGCTGCTCGGCGATGTGTTCGGGCCTGGCGCTGCGGTCACTGACGGCCGCGCCGTTCTGTGGGACGGCACGAGCGGAAAGCTGATCAAACAGGCATCCGCCGCGCCGTCGCTTGTGGGGCACACGCACGACGACCGCTATTACACCGAAAGCGAGATCGACGCGTTGATCGCGAGTGTTGTCGCCAACTATGCGTCGACCGCGAGCGGCAAAGGCGCCAGCCTCGTTGGCGTTCAGGACTCAGGCTCTTACTTCACTGGCACGACCGTCGAGGCCGTGCTCGCATACCTTGGCGAGCGCATCGCGTTTCTGGATGCGGCGGTTGTGCTGCAAGGCGATTGGGACGCATCAAGCGGCGTGTTCCCCGGCGGCGGCACCGCACAGCGCGGCATGTCCTACTTTGTGACCGTCGCGGGTACGGTCAATGGCGTGGCGTTCGCGGTGAACGACCGCATCATCGCGAAGGTCGACAACGCTTCGACCACGACGTTCGCCGGCAATTGGTTCAAGGCGGACTATACCGACCAAGTGTTGAGCGTCGCCGGCAAGACTGGCGCCGTAACGCTGCAGGTCGCCGACATCACCGATATGTCCGCGAACGGCCGGTCACTTACGCAATCGGCCAACTATGCCTCTATGCGCGGCTTGCTCGACCTCGAAGCCGGAACTGACTTCTACAGCAAGTCGGCAATGGACGCGCTGATTGTCCCCATCGTTTCCGGCGGTCGCCTTGGCACCATCGCCAAGTCGGTGCCCAGCAGTGATTGGGACTTAGCCGTCGAAAACGGCTGGTACATGGTGTCTTCGGGAACCAACGCCCCCGGTGGCAGCGCAAACTGGTTCATCGGGCTTGTGACTTCTCACAACTCACTCTGGACCCGGCAGCAGGTTTGGGACTTCGCGAACACCAACACGGAGTGGACGCGCGTCAAGAACAACGGAACGTGGGGCGCGTGGATACAGCAGTCGGGATCGTCTTTCTCGAAGTATTTTCCGGGCGGCACCGACGTGGCGGTTGCTGATGGCGGCACGGGCGCAAGCGACGCCGCCACGGCGCGCACGAACCTCGGCCTCGCCATCGGCACCAACGTGCAGGCGTACAGCGCGAACCTCGCCACGTTTGCTGGCGTTGCGCCCTCGGCGAACGCGCAGTCGCTGCTCGGCGCTGCCAACTACGCGGCCATGCGCGCGCTGCTCGATCTTGAGGCCGGCACGGACTTTTACAGCGTCGCTGCCGCCAACGCCGCATTCGCCGCTATTGGTCGCTCTGTGTCGGCCGGCGACGGCATGACCGGCGGCGGCACACTCGCTGCTGACCGCACGCTGTCCATGAGCGCCAACTCGCGCACCGGCACAATCACTGTGACCATCGGCGACGGGCAGAACGCACTGACGACCGGCGTCAAAGGCTTCCTGCCAATCGACTTCAACGGCGTAATAACGTCGTGGGCGGTGATCGGCGATGCCTCGGGCTCTGTCGTCGTGGATGTCTGGAAAAACGCGGCGGCTGTTCCGGCAAACGGCAACTCTATCGTCGCTTCGGCCAAGCCCACGCTTTCTTCTGCGCAGTACGCGGCAAGCTCAACTCTCACCGGCTGGACGACGTCGTTCGCTGCTGGCGACGTCTTTGGCTTCGAGATCGAGTCCGCGACGACGGTCAAGCAAGTCACCCTCTCACTCAAATTTGTGAAGCCGTAACATGGACAAGAAATCCGCGGAGCTGCTGCGCGTCGCGCGGCTGCACGGCCTCAAGCCGGCGAAGCGCTGGCGCGGCGGCAAAAAGAAGCTGCGCACCCTACTCGTCACGGCCGCTGCAGCGTCTGGACCGCTGCTCGGCATTGCGACGACTGCGTACGAGCTTCATTACGACAAGGCGACCAAGTCACTGTTTGGCGCTCGCGTCGTCGAGCAGGTCGAGCAGGGCGGCATCACGCGGCCGAACCCGCTCTATGCGTATTCGGTTTTCGTCTATCTCACCACGACCGGCGCCAACTCATGGGCCGTACCCGACGATTGGGACAGCGCCAACAACCTCGTCGAGTGCATCGGCGGCGGCGCAGGCGGCGGCACCAACCTCGGCGTCAACAACAACAAGGGCGGCGGCGGTGGTGGCGCGTACGTCTTCAAGGCCAACGTAACCCTCACGCCCGGCGGCACGGCGTCCTACACGGTCGCTGCGGGCGGCGCCGCCGGCAGCGCTGGCGGAGACACGTGGTTCGTCTCATCTAGCGACGTACTCGCCAAGGGCGGCTTAGCCGGCGCGTCAAACCAATCATCTGCTACCGCAGCAGGAGGCGCTGGCGGTGCAGCAGCCTCGTGCATTCCATCAGCAAATGCTTTCTCGGGCGGCAACGGCGGCAGCACGCCAAACGTCTCAAACGGCGGCGGCTCCGGTGGCGGCGGCGCGGGCGGTCCTGGGGGCCAAGGCGGCAACGGTGGCGGCGGCGGAAGCGGCTCCGGCGGCGGTGGTGAAGGCGGCGGCAACTCCGGCAACGGCGCCAACGGCGGCAGCGCGGGCTTTCCAGGCGCAGGCGGTAGCGGCGGTGGTGGTGGACAAGGCGGCAACGGCGGCAACGGCGGCAACCCAAATGCTGCGGGTAGCGCAGGGGGTGCCGGCGCGAACTGGAGCACTCCATCATCCGCAGGCTCAGGCGGCGGCGGCGGTGGTGGTGGACAGGGTACCGGCAGGAGCGGCGCCAATGGTGGCCTTTACGGGGCTGGCGGAGGAAGCGGAGCCAGAAGCTCATCAGCATCCGGCGCGGGCGCTCAAGGAATCATCCGGCTCAGCTACACGCCGAAGGTCGGCGGCATCACGTTCCGCGCTTCAATCATCTTCTGAGAAAAATCACTCAACCCCGCGTGATAAAATCCCTTTCTCGGCTCCGCGCAACAGGTGTCTCGTCTCGGAGCCTCAGCAGTAGGTGGTCACCCACCTACTGCACAAATTCAGGGGGTGTCATGCTCAAGATCGTCAACCGCTATCCCGCAGTTGCGTGCCTCGCACTGGCCGTGTGTCTCGTCGTCTCGCTCGGCGTCTGGTTTGCCAAGCGCCACGTGGACGTGATCCCCGCAGCCGATGTCGCCGTGCGCGAAGTGCCGGTGTTCGAGGTCAACCGCGAGAAGCGCGCGGACAAGCTGCCGAACGCGCTCGACGAGCTGGCCACGCTAACCCCAATCCCCGAACCCGAGCCGGAGCTGCCGCCGCTCGACATCAACATCGAGACTCTGCAGCCGGCTGACATCTCGCCCGCGATCGAAGTGCCGGCCGTGCCGGAGCCGCGCGTCGAGCGCAAGATCAAGCGCAAGGTCGCAGCCAAGCCGAAGTCGCTCTTGCAGCGTGACTGCGAGTCGATCTTCGGCTTCCAGGCCCTCGTGTGCATGGTCGACTAATGGCAAGCGTCAGTCTTCACGGCCTCGACCTGAGCTTTCTCAAGAACTCGCCGCCACTTTCCCCCGAGTGGCGCGACGCACGGAAGGCAGAGCGTAATACCCCCCATCCCGCGCGCTCTGACCTTCCGTGCCCAATGATCATCTCCGACAAGGTGGAGTATCGCTCCACCATCACCGGGGAACCCATCACGTCCCGGTCGCAGCATCGTGAGCACCTGAAGCGGCACGGCTGCGTCGAGGTCGGTAACGAGCTGCCCAAGATTGCCGCCGCGGACACCAAGCGGCGCCAGCGCCGCAAGGATGTGCAGAGCGACCTCGTGGAAGCCATGCAAATGCACCAGCAGGGCTACCGCGCACCAAAGGCGGAAGGCGCCGATCGCGCCGGCTTCGACAGCGTCAACACGAGCGGCATCAGCCGGGCGTCCATGCCCGACGACAAGCCGTCCATCATCATTCCGTAGTACCCGCGTTTAGCAGTGAACATGCGTGCGCTCGCTATGCCCTGCACACGCCTCACAAGGAGTTACAATGTCCGACGACGTACGCGCCTCTCTTGAGGAGGCATTTGCCGCGCAGACAAGTGGCAAGTCAGCGGCAGACACGCCCGCACCGACCACCAGCGACGACGTGGTGGACACCCCAAAAGTCGAGACTGCAGACCCGGTCGACAAAAAGCCCGAGGCGTCCGCGGACACTCCGGCCGACAAGGCGCCGAAAGACGGCACCCCTCCCGCCGACAAACCCAAGACGACCCGCCTTGCCGCCCCCGTCAAGTGGACGAAGGAAGACAAGGACGCATGGGACGAGGCCGACAAGCTCACCGAGGGCTTGCCCGAGGAGCAGGCTGCAGCCGTCCGCAAGATCCAGGGCATTCTCGTTGGGCGCAACCGTTCAATGGAAGCCGCGTTTACGCAGCAGTTCCAAGGCATGGCTGCAACGCGTAAGGCATACGAGGAGATCGACGCCGTCCTCAAGCCGCACCGCACGGAGTGGACCGCAGCCGGCATCAGCGACGCGACCGGCCTTAAGCAGCTGCTCGACGGCTTCAAGTTCTCCAAAGACAATCCAGCCGAGTTCATCAAGTGGATGGCCGGCATCCGCAACGTCGACCTGCACAAGCTGGTTGGCGCTCCGGCCGCTCGCCCCGGCGACGATGAACAGATCGAGCTGCACCCGGTGCTGCAACGTCAGTTTGCCGAGCTGCGCGCAGAGAACCAGCGTCTGCAGCAGCAGCTCGGGCAGTTTGGCCAGACGGTGCAGCAGCGCCAGCAGCAGGAGCAGCGTGCGCTGCAGGCCAATGTGCAGAGCGAGATCACGGCGTTTACGAGCGAGGTCGACGAGGCTGGACAGCCCCGCTACCCGTTCTTCAACGAAGTGCGCGGCGACATGAAGCTGCTGATCGACGGCGGTCGAGCGAACACGCTCAAGGAAGCGTACGACATGGCCGTCCATGCCAACCCGGCGACGCGCCAGCGCCTCATGGAGAGCCTCGAAGTTGAGCGCCGCCGTGAGTGGGAGCGCAAGCAGCGTGAGGACGCCAAGCGCGCCCGTCAGGCTGGCGGCAGCTTGGCACCAGGCGGGCCGGTAGTCACTCGCGACGCCCCAGCAGAAGCCGCCGCCGATGGCTCGGTTCGCGCCGCGCTGGAGGCCGCATTGATGGCCCGCCAGAGCGCCAGCAACCAGCGCGTTTAAGCAGCAATAGCGGCGCTAGTGCTGCATTGAAGTAGCAGTAACAGATGTTACCGGAGAGACTGGAAATGGATTCACGTATTGAAGCATGCGCCCGCGCCGCCCACGAGGCCAACCGCGCGTATTGCGAGGCCATCGGCGACAACTCGCAGGCATCCTGGGAGCACGCCCCCGAGTGGCAGCGCGAGAGCGCGCGTAAGGGCGTTGAGGGCGTGCTTGCCGGCAACGGCCCCGAGGAGTCGCACAAGTCGTGGCTCGCCGAGAAGGAAGCCGCCGGCTGGACTTACGGCGAGGTTAAGGACGCCAAGGCCAAGACGCATCCGTGCATGCGTCCCTACGCCGAGCTGAGCGACGCGCAGAAGCGCAAAGACGACATCTATGTCTCGACCGTCCGCGCCATGGCCGGCGCTCTTGGCCTTTCGATGGTCAAGGAAGCCGCGCAGCCGCTGCCGGTCAAGGGTTACACGCCTCAGCCCAGCATCGTCGTCGAGAACGTGAACCTCAACAAAGAGATCGAGGAGCGCCTCCTGCGCCGTCTCGACAACCTTGCTGCGCACCCCGACACCGACAAGCGCTGGCTGGCGGTCGGCCGCACGCACGTCGAGCAGGCATTCATGGCGATCAACCGCGCGATCTTTAAGCCGGTGCGCGCGAAGCTACCCGAAGACGACGGCATCGCTGCGGTCATCGCCTCGCCCGCATCCGCATAACTCGACGCAACCTATTTCGTCGACCTCAGCGGCACCCTTCGGGGTGCCGTTTTGCGTTTCATAAAAAACATTCGACTCACCGTTGTATAATCCCTGCAACGACACTGCACACCATGCGAGACATGGTGCCCAAGCAGCACGTTGGTGTCCCGCTTCCGCGCACATCAACCATCGGCCGCTGTGGGTGACCCCTCCCTGAGTGCTCGTCGAGAAACGCGCCGTCTGGCGCAAATCTCAACCAGCCATGCAAGGAGATTTCACACATGGCAGTACCCGGACAGTCTGTGCTCGACGCGAGCGCCTGGGACGACATTTCGACCACCACGCTGCGCAAGCGCAGCAAAAAGATCTCGGACAACTTCACCAAGTCGAACGCGCTTCTGCATCGCCTCGAAAAGAAGGGCATGCGTAAGCCTTGGTCCGGCGGTCGCTCGCTCGTCAAAGAGCTGAGCTACAAGGCCAACGAAACCGTCAAGCGTTACTCGGGCTACGAGAACCTCGACATCCGTCCGACGCACCACCTGACCGCTGCGGAGTACACCCTCCGTCAGATGGCTGTGGCCGTCACGATGTCCGGCCTCGAAATGCTGACCAACAGCGGCGACTCGTCCGTGCTCAACCTGCTTGAGCAGCGCATCGAGAACGCCGAGCAGTCGCTGATCGAAGTCCTCGGCGGCGACGTGTTCAGCGACGGCTCTGCGGACGCTGGCAAGCAGCTCGGCGGCTTGCAGCTCCTCGTTTCCGACACCGGCCTCGGCACCGTTGGTGGCATCGACTCCAGCACGTGGACGTTCTGGCGCAACAAGGCGCTGGATATGTCGACCTCTGGCCTCGGCGTCATGAGCGCCTCGACGATCCAGTCGGGCATGAACCGCATGTATCTGAGCCTCGTGCTCGGCAACAAGCACCCGGACCTGATCCTCGCTGATCAGACGGCGTTCACGTTCTATCTGGAGTCGCTGCAGGCTATCCAGCGCATCACCAAGGAAACCGACGCTCAGGCAGGCTTCCAGTCGCTCAAGTACATGGGCGCTGACGTTGTGCTCGACGGCGGCATCGGCGGTGGTAACGGTCCCCAGGATGGTCGCATGTACTTCCTGAACACCGACACGCTGTTCTATTCGCCTCACTCGGAACGCGACATGGTCCCGCTCAACCCGACGCGTCACGTCGTGAACCAGGATGCCATGGTCAAGCTGATCGCTTGGGCCGGCACGATGGGCACGACCAACCGCCGGATGAACGGCGTCCTCGTTGCCTAAAGGAAATGCACTGGCCGGTGGGTAACCACTAGCCAGTGCCTCCGCAGATCTCAGGAAACAGGAACGGAAATCATGGTTGCGAAACCCATCGGGCACCTGATTGGTGCCAATCTCGAACTGGTCGACACCAAGCCGCGCGTTGCGGTTGGTACGACCGTCGAACTGGAGAAGGGCGGCGAGGCCGTCTATCTCAAGGCAAGCGCTGCGTTTGCCGGCGAGGGCTATGTCGGCGTGGTCGCCCCCGACCTCACGATCGCCCCCGCTTCGCTCACGACCACGGCTACGGCATTCGGCGCTCGCGTCGCTGTCGCTCAGGCTCCGGTCGGCGTGAACGAGTACGGCTGGTTCGTCTGGAAGGGCGAGTCCAACGTGCAGGTCGCTGCATCGTGCGCCGCCAACGTAGCCATCAACTCGACGGCCACTGCTGGCCAGCTCGACGACGATGGCACCGCCGGCTCGGAAGTGATCGAGGGCATCGTGCTCCAGGCCGCTCGCGCTGCTTCGGCAGGGCTTGCTCTGGCGACGATCGTTGACACTCGCGTCGGCGCTACCAAGGCGTAAGCGCTCGATTGAGTGGCGTATAATACGGCGGTGGGCGGCAGCTCGCCGCCGTATTTGTTTTGGGAGCATGTTTGCGTCTTGGCCCCGCTCCTGACGCGTAACCTCCAAGGAGAACCATGGATAACAGTGACATTCAGCGCAGCTTCTACGGCGAAACGAGCAGCGCTGCGCAGGACGTGTTCCCGATGTTCATTCGCGAGCCCGTCAAGAACGAGATGAAGTCGGCTGAGCAGGGCCGTCCCATCTACGAAACGATCGAGATGATTCACATCATCATCCCCGGCGATAACAAGACGGCTCCTGTCCGTCGCGTCACGGACCACGATCGCGAGCGCTTCGCCGCAGCTTACCAGCGCTTCAAGAACGAGGAAGAAATGGTGTTTGACGGTACGCCCGTTGACGCCTGGCCCCGCCTCACGACGCGCGAAGTCTATTCGCTCAAGGCGCAAAATTTCTTCACTGTCGAGAGCATCGCGAATTGCCCCGACGCAAACCTGAGCAAGCTCGGGATGGGCGGCATGATGCTGCGCGATTTGGCGAAAGCCTACATCGACGCCGCAGCCAAGGGCGGCAACGCCGAGAAGCTCGTCATCGAGAACGCTCAGCTGAAGACTCAGATCGGCGAGATGGCCAAGACTATCCAGGGCCTCACCGACAAGTTCGAGGCTTTCATCAAAAAGAGCGGCGGCGACGTGACTGCAGCTGGCGTGGATCTCGCGCTGAGCAACACGCGCGCTGTCGTCGAGAAAAAGGCTGCTCTGCCGGAAGGCTGGGAGTCCAAGACCTTCAAGGAGCTGGCGTCTATCTGTGCTGGCCTTGAGTTCGCAGCTGCCCCGCGCAGCCGCGAGGAAGCGGTCAAGCTGCTCAGTGAGTACGAGGCAACCCGCAAGGCTGTCCGCGCCGCTGCGTAAGTAACATCTGTTACCCGAGGAGATTTGAAGCCCGATGAGTAGCATTCTCGAAGTCGCAGAGGCTATCTGCTACCGCATCGGGCTTCAAAAGCCCGTCACCGTCGTCGGCGCGAGCAGCGGCTTGCCGGCGCAATACCTGCAGCTGACTTATCAGGCTGCAGCCGACCTGATTGCATTTCACACGTGGCGAGCGCTCAAGCTGCCGCATGAGTTCACGACCGTTGCCGGCGAGACGCAATTCAGTCTTACGACCGCGCTGCCCGGCTATCGCTCGATCGACGCCGACACTGTAATAAACCTGACGCAGCGCCTGCCGATGCGTGTCGCTAACGCTCGCATGCACACCGCCGCGCGCCTCAATCCGTCACCCATGCCGAACGGGCTCTATCGGTTGCTCGGCAACAATTTCGTGCTCCCCGGCAACACCGTCGCGGGCGAGCAGATCCTGTTCGAGTACGACTCCAAGGCGTGGCTCGCCGACAAGGACACCGGCGAGCGCACCGCGTTCGCCAAAAACAACACCGACGTCGTGCTGCTCGACGAGGAGGCGCTAACCCGCGGCGTCGTTTGGCTGTTCAAGAAAGCCAAGGGCCTCGAATACGGCGAGGACTTCAACGACTGGCTGCGCTACGCGAAACAGCTGCGCGAAGTCGACGTGCCGCACGGCGACATCTCGCTCAACACGCCGGCCGCGGCCGGTGGCTTCTCGCTCGGCAACATCCAGATCGACGCCGGCTAAGCCAAGTTGCGCGACCCACCATGTTAGAATGGCGAAATCGTTTTTAACGCCAACCACTGGTGATTCATGGACCCCAATCAGCGCGCAGCTATGTCTCAGGCATTGGGGGCTTCGCCTCCCATGCAGATGCCTCCCCCCGGTGCTGGAGCCCCTCCCGGCGGCGCCCCCGGTGGAGCACCATCTCCCGACGCTCCGATGCCTCCTGAGCAGGCGCAGCAGTTTCTGTCGTCGCTCGGTATCTCCCCCGAAAACCTCCCCATGGTCATTCAGGCCATCGACGCCGTCATGGCCGCTCAGGGCGGCGGCGGTGCAGGCGCTCCCCCTCCGGCGGGCGCACCCCCGGCGTAAGGAGCACTCATGTCTCTGTGGCAAGCGCGCAGGCAACAGCGTGGGCAACAGGTGTCGCGGAGTAAGACGCGGCCCGCGCCTACGCGTGGCTGGAACGCGCGCGATCCGTCTGCGCAGATGCAGGTCGGATATGCCATCGAGCTGGACAACCTCTACCCCAGGCATCGCGACGTCGTTTCGCGGCCTGGGGCGACCACGACTTGCGAAACGGGCACGACAGGCAGCGTCAAGCGGCTGATCGAGTTCGAGCGTCTGACCGTGCAGCATCTGATTGCTGCCGGCGACGGCAAGCTGTTCGACGTAAGCGGCGCCTCCGCAGTCGAGCTTGGCGACGGCTTCGGCAATGACTATTGGGCCGGAGCCACAGTCTCGCACCATCTCGTGCTGGCGAACGGCGTTGACGCCGTGCAGAAGTTTGACGGCACGACGCTCAGTGCGGCGGCTTACACCAAGCACGCGAGTGTCGCCGCGACGCTCGACCTAACCAAGATGAATTTCGTTCACGTTCACGGCGGGCGCGTCTATCTCGTCGAAAAGAACAGCCAGACGATGTGGTACGGCGCCTCGCCTCAGACCATCGGCGGCGATCTATATCGCTTCGACTTCACAACTGTTGACTCGATGAAAGGCACGCTGTTCGCCCTGATGTCGATCTCGCGCGACGGCGGCGACGGCCCTGACGACTATCTCGTGTGCCTGTTCTCGTCCGGCGACTGCATGGTTTACTCGGGCACCAACCCGAGCGACTCCGACAACTTCCGCAAGGTTGGTAAATTCACCATCGGGCGCCCGCTTTCTCGCTTCGGCTTCCTTGATACCGGCGCGGACGTGGTCGCGATCACCGAGCGTGGATACGAGAGCGTGAACGTCTCGATTCCGTTTGGTGAAACGACGCCCAAGTCCAAGATCCTCAGCGACAACATCCAAGACGTCGTGCTCGACGCGACGTCGCGCGTAGACACCAACGACGGCTGGTCGCTCGCCTACCACAAGTCGCAGGCGATGCTGATCGTGAACGTGCCGCAGGGCAACTCGTTCGTGCAGCATGTGCAGAATTTCGACACCAAGGCTTGGTGCCGCTTCACGGGCCTGAACGCATCGTCGTGGGCACGCAAGGGCTCTGTCATGCACCTTGCGACGACCGCCGGCGCAATCAAGCGCTTCGACGGAATCCACGACGACGGCCGGCCTATCATCGTCAACGCGCTGACCTCGTGGGACTACTTCGACGACAACGGGCGCATCAAGCACCACAAGCTGCAGCAGCTGACTCTCAACTCAGTCGAGATGCCCGACATCCACGTGGCCATGGGCTCTGACCATGGCGCTATTGCAGTAGGTCCTGCGATCGAGTTCGGCGAGCAGGAGTCCCCCGCGTATTGGGGCACAGCAAAGTGGGATGAGGCGTTTTGGACTCGAGAAGACACCACGCAGCAGATGATCACCGGCTGTGAGACAATCGGCAGCGTGTCCGCAATGCGTCTCTACGCACAGGTGCTGAAGGCGCCCGTTGCGTGGGTGGCGACAAAATTCATCTACGAGTATGGAGGCCCGCTGTGATCGAAATCATCACGGCACCGGCAGTCGCCGGGTGGGTGGCAGAGCGCATTGAGGGCATCGACGATGCCGCGGCGTTTGGCCCGTTTTCCGCGATCGGGATCGGCATCGACGGCCGGCCGGTCGCCGGCTTTGTGTTTACCGAGCTGCGCCCCGGGCCGCACGGAAACGACGTGCGCGTGTCAGTGGCTGCTGAGAGCGGCGCCAAGTGGGCGCGCAAAGAGATCCTCGCCTACCTATTCGGGTACGCGTTCGCGCAGCTCAAGTGCTCGCGCGTGACGTTCGTTATCCGTGAGGGCAATCGACACGCCGAACGTGTGAGCAAGAAGCTCGGCTTTCGCAAAGAGGGCGTGCTCCGGCAGGGGTGGGACGGAAAGACGAATGCGCTCGTGTACGGGCTGCTCAAGACGGAGTGCAAGTACCTCTAATGGCAAAAGGCTCCTCGACCACACCGACGCCTCCAGATCCGGTTGCGACCGCAAAGGCACAAACCGCTGCGAACACGCAAGCCGCGCAGGACAACGCCAAGTACAGCGCCGTCGATATGTACGGGCCGTATGGCAATGTCACGTATCAGCGCGACCCGAAAACCGGCGTGCCGCTGTCGCAGACGACGACGCTTGATGCGACTGCGCAGCAGACGCTGAACACGCAGAATCAGATCGGGCTCGACTTGGCGAAGCGCGCGCAGACCGCGCTCGGCGGTATGCCCACCGACCAGTACAGCATGGCAAATAGCGCGCCGTACAACCCGCGCGCTGTTGACACGTCAGCGCTGAACATCTGGAGCAAGGGCGCCGACGACTTCGCCTACAACCCGAACAACTACGGGGACGTGTCGGCGATCGACCAGCAGGCGGCGGACAACGTCTGGAATGCCGGTAAGGCGCGCATGGACCCGCTCTTTGCGCAGCAGAACGACCGCAACGCGCAGACGTTCGACGACCGGGGACTCCCGATCGACGGCGAGGCCGCGCGTCAGGTGAATCAGAATACGCAGGCCAACCAGAACGACGCGTATTTGCAATTGCAGAACCAGGCGTACCAGACCGGCCACCAGGTGGCGCAGGACCGAATCCAGACCGAGCAGCAGCTGCGGTCGAACTCGATCAACGAGCAGTTCTCATTCAGCAACCAGGCGAACGCCGATTGGAGCAACAAGCTCAACACTGAGCAGCAGCTCCGCGGCCAGATCCAGAACGAGGACATTCAGGACCGCAACCGCGCGTTCGACGAGGCCAGCATTTGGCTGCAGGGCTCGCCCGTATTCGGCACGCCCAATCAGGTGGCGACGCCTCAGTACAATACGCAGGCCGCTGACATCGGCGGATACACGTACGCTTCCAACAGCGCCGCTCAGGCCGCAGCCAACACCAAAGCGCAGCAGCAGGCTGCGATGTGGCAGGGACTCGGACAGGGCGCGCTCGGGGCCGCTTCCATCTGGAAGCTGGCGTAATCGAATTTGAGTAACAGGTGTTACTGATGGCTGACCTCGTTAAGAAGCTCTCGATTCCAGGCGTTCCTGTGCGGTCGCCGTACTCGAAGGCCCTGGCCGACAACCTCATGAACGCGCAGGCACCGAGCACTGACCCGGGCATCCTGGGTGGGCTCGCGCACGTGTTCGCGAAGGGCACCGGCGGCTTCCTTGAGGCTCGCAACGCCGTCGATGAGCAGGAGCGCCGCAAGTGGCTGTCTGAGGCGCTCGCCAGTGGCGACGTCGATGGCGCGCGCGCCGCGCTCAACGAGATCGACCCGCAGGCCGGCGCGCAGAGCGTCATTCAGGATCAGCGCACCAAGGACGAGGCCGCACGCCAGCGCGAGCGCGACGACCGTCTCGAAGCTCAGCGGCGCGATGCAGCGCGCGAGCAGAACGAGTGGTCGACGGCGTCACAAATTCGCACCTTCGATCATTCTGACCGCGCAGCAGACCGGCAGAACCAGTTTCAAGTCGGTCGCGACCAGACGCAGCGCCAGTACGACCTTGAGAATCAGCAGCAGCGCGCCGCTGAGGCTGCACGCATGCGCTACCAGAACCGCGATGAGGAGCTTGAGGACCGCACCGAAACCTACCGGCGCGAAGACGACGTGCGCGCGCAGAACCAAAAGAACACCATGGAGGTGTGGCAGACACGCGCAGCCAACAGAGGGACCGGCAGCGGCGGTGGCCGATATGTCCGCAGCGTCGGCGTCGGCGGCGTCGTGCAGACGCTCGACAAGATCACCGGCACAACTTGGGAGCCGGACGGCCAGGGCGGCATGCGCGTTTTCGCTAAGGGACCGGGACATGAAGGCCCTGACGCGGTGTCCGGCGAACAGTTCGACGCGATGACTGCTGACCCGGTGGAAGACAACGACGGCGCTGCCATGCAGCGGCGCCCGCGCGAAGCTGCGGCGGGTGACTGGCCGACCTCCGTCGTTGCGCGCAGCGCTGACGGTAAGACTGGCGATTTCGCTTACAAGCGCGGCGTCCGCCTCGTGAAAGATGACGGCACGCCAGTGTCGCCGATCGCTCTGAACGCGTCCTACGAATCCGCGTCCACGCCGGACGACTACACTGCACGGCGCAAGCACGCGCAGAAAATGAATGAGAAGAACGCAAAGGCGCTGTCTGACTCAACGGACAGCGTCGCGGGCACGAACGGCTTGCTCGAAACCTTCGAGGCGATGAATTTCAAGTCGCCGGGACCGCTGCCGATCGCGGTTGCTGAGTTCGCTGGTCCGTACTTCCAGCTGTTCGGCATCAACCCGCAGAATGCCACCATGGCTGATGTCAGCAACGCGATTCAGTTCCAGTTCGCGAAGCTGCAGAAAGCTGGCTGGCCGGGCGCTGTGTCAAACTACGAAGGCCAGATGTTCCTCAAGGCATCGCCGTCGCTAAAGGAAGGCACGCCAATATCGAATTACCTGAAGGCCGAAACGATGAAGGCAAGCGTCGCGCGCCTACAGGACGTGCGTCAGCTATCGGAGCAGTACCTCGAAGAAAAGCGGCAGGCGGGCGTAGATCCGCTGCTCGACGACGGGCTGCAAAGCTACATCAAGGCGAACATCAAGGATTCCTACCTGTCGCCGGACGCACAGCGCATGCTCGACCTCACCGTCGCCGGCAAGCCCCGCGACGCGCAGATGTTCTTTGGGCAGCTCAAGGCGCAGCACGAGGGCGCCGCACGCGAGCGGCTTGGCCAGGACCGCGCCGCCGCGCAGGCACGCCTTTCTGGCACTCCCACGCCTGCTGCTAATGCGCCAGCTGCTGCAGCCGGTCAGCAGACCCCAGCTGCTACAATGGACCCGTTGGCACAGGCACGAGACGCCATCTCCCGCGGGGCACCCCGGGACAAGGTGATTGAGCGCCTACGTCAGAGCGGAATCGACACAACGGGGTTGTAATGCCTGGGATGTTTGACGACCTCGTGCCGACGCAGGCGAAAGCCGGCGCGGGCATGTTCGACGACCTGATTCCAGTGGACAGCGAGCAATCGTCGATCGCCAGCGAGCAAACCTCGCTTGGGGACCGCGCGCTCAGCGCCGCCGGCTGGGTGGCCGACAAGGCTTCCCGCGCCGTTAGCGGAGTCATGCCCGGCGTGGCGGTATTCAACGCCGGCCGCGACTACCTGAACACGTTGCCCGAGGACGAGCGCGAAGACTTTGTGAAGGGCGTTATTCGCTCGTCCGCGAAGGGCGCGACGCTCGGCGGCTATGACCGCGTCGGCGCGTTGATGCACTCTGCATTCTCCGACAAAACCTATGACGAGGAGCTGGAGCGCATCCGCGGCGACCAGGCCGCGTTCGAGGATGAGAACCCAATTGTCTCTCAGAGCGCCGAGCTGGTTGGTGGCGTTGCCACGCCCGGCGGCGCTGCCCTCAAAGGCGCGAAGTACGTTGGCGACCTCGCTCGCTGGGGGCTTCGCGTACGCGGTGCTGCGCCGACCGTCGCCAAGCACGGCGGGCGCGTAATCGGCGGTATGACGGCCGGCGCGGGCTTCGGCACCGCGGCAGGGCTCGGGCAAACCGACGACCTCACAGACTTGCCGCAGGTCGCTGGCGATATGGCTGGAGGCGCCGCACTTGGCGCTGCGCTAGGGCCGGCGCTGGAGTACGGCGGCGGCATGGTTTGGAACGGCGCGAAGTGGATCGGCCGGCAGGTCGACGACATCGCCAGCCGCGCGTACGAGGCCGCTGGCGGCGACGCCACGCGCTCCGGCGTGCGCATACTCGCGGACACTGCAGAAGGAGGGCACAAGACGCCGCGTTATGGGCAGACGCGCGACCAAGCTCGCTTGTCCGCTGCGCAACTCGACGCCGACGTAGCGAACACGTCAGTCAATGGCGTGCAAAACTCGCTTGCAGTCGCCAACCCGAACGTCGCTGCGCTTGCCGAGGAAATTGGTGCCGAGGCGTGGATGCCGAACGCCCCCTTCGAGGAGTTCGCGCGCCGCAATCTCGGCAATCAGACCGACCGCGTTTCGGCCGGTGTTGGCGAAGCCTTGAACGGCACGCCGACCAACCATCGGCAGTTTATGCGGGATCTCGAAACGGAGGCGACGACTGCTCGCGATCCGTTCAACGACGAGCTGCGCTCCGGCTCGATTAACGGCCAGCCCGGCGTCATGCAGATCCAGGGGCTCCACCGCATCTATAGCGAAAGCCCTGAGCGCATCACGCCACACCTTGAAAGCGCACTCGACGACGTCGTGAACGACTCTCGCGTGGCGTTCACTGCCGCCGATAAGGAGCGCGTGCTCGGCGTGTCTCGGGCCGACCGGGCTCTGCTCGACCGCAGAACTCAATCGTTCGCGAGCAAGAAGCGCGCCGATGAGGAGCTGGCATACGCGAAGGCGCGACTCGACGACGCTCGGCGGGCTCAGGATGACGTCGCAATAGAGGCTGCGCAGGAGGCTTTCGAGGAAGCACGCAATACGGCGCTCCACACGGACGCCATGTACCGCACGTCCGAGAACGCCGCCCGCGGCGTGTCGGACAAGCCACGCCTGCTTACGCAGAACCTTCATCCGGCAGTGGCTGAGCGGCTTTATCACTACCTGTCGCAAGCAGCGAACAGCGGCGATGAAGTCGTGCTGAGCGCGCATCGCGCCATGCAGCAGGCACTCGGCCGGACGACCAAGGGTCGGGCGCTGTTGGCGGGCAAGGCGGAACACGCACAAGCGTTCCGCAATCGCGATGCCGGACAGGCCGGCGAAAAAATCTGGAATAGCCAGGGCATCGCCCGCGACACCCAGATGCGCGGCTTTGAGGATCTCGCTCCCGGCGAGCAGGGCGTATTCCGCCAAGCAGCAGCCGGAGGCGCGGCATCGAAAGTTGCTGGCGACCAAGGCACGTTCGCGCGCCCGCAAGCGCTCGTTGGCAGCACCGAAAATCGCGAAACCATGCGGCAGCTGTTCGGCGACGACGCGCTCGCTCGCGCTCAGGGGCTGATTGATCGCGAGGGGCATGTTCACGACGTCACGCAGCGCATGTTCAACGCCCGCACACACGGCAACAACCTTCCGCCTGATGCCATCGCGAACGCGCTGAAAATGGCGGTGCAGTGGAAGTTCACGCCTAGCGTTGCGATCATGAACACGTGGTCGCGCGTCATGCGCGGCATCACGGCGCCACGCGGCGCAGCAATAGCCGACATCGCCCTCAATGGCGGCGACGCTGGCATTGATCTCGTGCGGCAAGAAATGGTGCGGCGCGCAGAGACTCGCGCACGCCAGCCGGCGGTCGCGCGGCAGATTGGTGCGCGAGCACAAGCGCTCGCAAACCAGCTCGGCGCCTACGGTGACGACTACGACCCTTATGCCTTCTGAGCAGTAACATCTGTTACCGGGACTCCCGATGCCGTGGAATGAAGAAACAGGCGCCTTCGATCTGCTCTACGATTTCCGAGCAGACTTGGCTGCGGGTGGCGAGCTTGCCGACATCGAGTCGGATCGCGTCATGCTGCAGCTTGAGGATCTCGCTGCTGCGCTGGACTCGCTCCTTGTGTCGTCGGGCCGCAAGGCTGTAGGCGGCAACCTAGACTTCGCGGGCAATCGCCTGATTGGAGCCGGGAACGCCGCCGAGGGCAGCTCCTACGTGACCGCAAAGCAGGCCGCGGGCAGCGCCATCTCTATCGGCACATTCAACGGCACCGCGAACGCGCTCGCTGCGACTCAGCCGTATTCGCCGACACCGCTGCCGGTCGGACACGAGATTGCCGGTTATGCCCGCTTCGACAACACGGGAGCGGTGACGTATTCGCACAACGCCGGCACACCCCGCGCAGTTCAGGACCGCCTCGGCTTCGCACTTGCCGCCGGTGCAATAAAGGCGGGCGACCTGATACGCCTGCTTCGCCATGAGGAAACCATCGGCGAGGAAACCGTCGCGAGCTGGCGCCTGCAGACTATTTCGCGCCGCGAGCTTGATGGCAATTTCGTCGGGGCCAAGACTAATCCCAGCACGCTGCCGCGGACGAATGCGGAGGGCTTGATCGCGTACCTGACGGCCGCGCAGGCGCGTACTCAGCTGGGGCTGGCGACGCTTGCCACTACGGGCAGTTACGCGAGCCTCATTGGCGGCATCCCCGACTTGCACTCCGAGCGGCTGCTTGCTGGCACCGGCCGCGCGGCCTCGCCGCTCGTGGCGGCGTTCGGCGACATGACCAGCGATGAGATCGACCACGTTTTTGATGCGATCCCCGACGCCAGCAACCTCGTGCGCGGCAAACTCACGCCGTCGAATATGCTAGTTCTTGGAAAGATCGAGCCGGTGCTGCACAGCCTCGGCGCCGACTTAGAGCTGGCACCAGGCACCATTGGCGAGATCGCTGGCGGCACGGAGTTCAGCTTTGCGCCGGATGCGTCGGGCGGCGAGGCGCCCTACGAGATATACTTGCTCAGCGGGGACATGCCGCCGGGGCTCTCGTTTGACCCGGGCACCGCCAGCCTCACCGGAATTGCACTCAGCCCGGGCGGCGAGTTCGATTTCACACTACAGGTGCGCGACGCGAGTGGGGCGCTCAAGAACGTCGACTACACCATCGTGGTGGAAGATCCCGCGATCTCGTTTGACGAGACGCAGTCGCACGATGCGACGGCATACCGGCCGTTTATGCACTCCGTCGCCGCGGCCATCGAGCCTTCGCTGACGTACAACTTCCAGAACAATAATCATTCGTTCGCCGTCAATGCGGGCTCGCTCACTGCGGGCGTGAACGGCTCTGTGTTTGCACAGGCGGGCGCCGACCCGCAGCTGCTCAGCCCGAGTGGCCTGACGATCAACGGCGCGGCGAGCCGCTATCTGCGCTTCGACATAGAGCGTGTGTCGGCACGGACGACTGGCACGTGGCAGGGGACGATTTTCTACTCGACGGCCGGGCACGCCTTCGCCGGCACGCACTACAAGACGTTCCCCGACCTCGCCGTTGGCGAGCGACGCGTGTACGAGCTGGACATGGGCGCCCTAAACGTGGGCGGTGACGACTGGATCACAAGCACCATCACCCGGCTGCGCTTCGACTTTGATGCGGGCGGCGATGCGAGCATTCGCATCCACTCGGTGCGGCTCTGCGATCAGCCATCTGTGCTTACCTATTCGCTGGCCTCTGGCGCGCTGCCGGCGGGCCTCACGCTCAACCCCACGACGGGCATGATCAGCGGGTCACCGGGGGCGCCGGGCACTGGCACCACATTCACGGTCCGTGCAACCGACCGCGGCGGTTACTACGCCGACGAGGCGTTCACGATTGGCGTGGTCGCACCGACGCTGGTGCTCAACCCCACGTCTATTGCTGATCGCGTTCGCACCATCGCGACCACCATCAACTTCACCGTCGATGGCAACGGCTCGACGCCCTATCTGTTCGAGCGTACATCCGGCACTCTGCCGCCAGGGCTCAGCCTCAATAGCGTCACTGGCGCGCTGTCCGGCACGCCGTCGTCCAACGGCACGTTTAACTTCACGATCCGCGCGACGGATGCAAACGGCTACACCGCAACGCGCAGCTACGCTGTCGTCGTTTATACGCCGTCGATCACGCTGCAGCCGGGGCTCATTTCGCCTCGCGCTCACAACGTGGCGACGAGCATCACGTTCAGCGTTGTCGGCAACGGCACAGCTCCGTACACGTTCTCCGTGGTGGCAGGCGCACTGCCAACGGGTTTGACGCTTAATGCTACGACGGGCGTGCTTTCTGGCACACCGACGTTTACCGGCACGTTTGACTTCGCAATCGCTGGCACCGACGCCAACGGCTTCGCAGCTGTGCGCACTTACTCGGTGCTCGTTGCGCCGGGCGCCGTGGTGGTGAATCCGAGCACGCTCACGAGCCCTGTCGGTAGTGCTTCGTACTCGGCGACGTTCGTCGCGAGCGGCGGAACCGCGCCGTACACGTACTCGATCATCACGGGAGCGGCGCCCACCGGGCTGGTACTCAATGGAGCCTCGGGCGCGCTCACGGGAGTCGTAATCGCGGGCGGCACGTTCAACTTCACTGTGCGTGCAACGGACGCCAACGGCTTCACAGGCGACCGCGCGTATAGCGTCACCGTGACGTCGCCCACCATCGAGATCTCGCCAGCGACGATTGACTCGATGTACGACACGCAGGCGTACTCATACACGATCACTGCTGCTGGCGGCGCCACCCCGCACACGTTTTTCATCTCAAGCGGCGCTGTGCCGACCGGCATGTCGTTCACTTCGAGCGGCGTCCTCAGCGGCACCCCCACGGCGCGCGGCAATCACACGTTCACGGTTCGGGCGACCGACCAAAACGGCTTCCAGAACACGCGGACATACACTGTGACAGTGCTAGCCGGCCCAGCCATCGGCACGCAAAAAGCCGTGTCCTGCACTTACGTTTCCAACGGCGGCGAGGGCAACGGCTGGGAGCGAGTTGTCTCGTCCACGGGCTACTTCGCACTCAATGGTTCACAAACGCAGTTTGGCAGCAGCGCCAATTTCGGAACAGCCTATGCCGGTCAGAAATGGCGGTTGCTGCAAAACCTGACTGACACTGACGGCCAGCCTCTCTCCATCAACCGCAATTTCAGACGAGTTTCGTAAGGATCACACCATGCCTTGGATCGGCGGCAACTTTAAGCTCCTGTTTGACTTCCGCGCCGACCAGGCCGCGGGGCCTCCGTTTTCGCGCATCACTGCCGACCGCATGATGCAGCAGCTTGAGGACGTCGCCGCAACGATGTCTGAGGGCCTACGCGCGGACGGCAGCGTGTCTATGGCGAGCAACTTGAACATGGATGGCCACAAGATCGTCAACGCCGCGGATGCGGCCACGGCGACCGAGCTGGCGACCCTCCGGCAAGCTGCATCCAACCTCAAGTACGCCGGCACGTTCGATCAGACCACGCTCGGCGTCAACGACATCAGCGCTACCAACGCCCTTGCTCCGACGCCGGTCGAGGCTGGATATGAATTTGTGGCGTTCCTCGCGAGCACCAACAGCGGCCCCATGACGTGCGCACTCAACGGCTCCACGCGCCGGGCTCTTGTGTCGCGCTCCGGTGCGCCGTTTGTGCCGGGCGATGTGCGCGGCAATCAGTATTTGCGCGTGCTCTTTACTGGCACCGAATATCGCATCCAAGACGCCACGCAGAGCGCGATCAACGGCGCTGTGCTTGGCGCAGCCGACAATCCGAACAAGTTTCTCTACGTGAGTCCCACGGGAGAAGTCGATTACAAGAGCGAAACCGAAGTGCGCGCGCTGCTTGGCCTGCAGACCGTCGCCGTTTCGGGCTCGTACAACGACTTGCTGGACAAGCCCAACGTGCTTCCGGTTGTCGTCGCGCCGCTCGTCGGAGCCGGCACCGAAGCGAGCCCGCTCGACCTTGATGTCGAGCTGCTCACCGGGCCACAGCTCGCGCAGATCGTCGCGCTGATGCCCGAGGCGACCACGTCGCAGTCTGGCGTGGTGAACCCCGAGACGTACCGCATCCTCGAAGGTGTTGATCGCCTGATGCGCTACTACGGCCGCGAGTTCCTGATCGACCCACTGACGCTGCCGGACGGCACACACGGCGTGGCGTACACGTACACGCCAACAACCGAAGACGGCGAGGCTCCGCTCGCGTGGTCGCTGGCGCCGGGCTCTGACGCGCTGCCGAGCGCGCTCACGCTCAATGCGTCCACCGGCGCGATCACGGGCACACCGGCAGCGGCCGGCGTTCGCAACATCACGCTGCGACTGACGGACAGCTTCGGATTCTACAAGGATTTCCCGAGCACGCTGACGATCGCGTAAGCGCTAATATATTGGCCGGTAACAGATGTTACTGGCCTCAAGAGACAACATTTGAGCAGTTAGATGACCATCCTCGACGACATGATCACGGACATTCTCGACCGCGAAGGCCGCGTGTACGAGAACCATCCGAACGACCGTGGCGGGCCAACCAAGTTCGGCATCACGCTCGGGCGCCTGCAGCAAGAGCGTGGTCGGGCGACGTGGCAGGACGTTCGTGACCTCACGGAAGCCGAGGCGCGTGCGATCTACAAGAACGCCTACTACGACCGGCCCAAGATCGAGCGCTTGCCCGACGAGCTTGAGGCAGCGGTGTTCGACTTCTACGTCAACAGCGGAACGTGGGCGATTAAGAAGCTGCAGCAGATGCTGAATCAGCTCGGCTTCAAGTGCGCCATCGACGGCGGTATCGGGCCTGAGACGGTGCGCCAGTCGTACGCGTGTCTCGCCAAGTATGATGCCGGCAGCGTGCTAAAATTGTACTTCGAGATCCGCCGCGAGTTTTTCCGCAGCATCGTTCGCAGCAATCCGACGCAAAGTGTCTTCCTCAAGGGGTGGCTCAACCGCGTCGACAAGCTCGAAAAGCAGGTGCTTGAGGGCGGCTGGATCGCAACCACGAGGGCGGCGTAATGGGCATTGGAACGGTAGGCGCGGCGATCGGCGCGGCAGTAGACATACTGCCCAAGGTGAAGGATGTCGCGGAAGTCTTCGTAGGCAACCGCCGCGAGCGCGAGTCGAACCAGCACGAGGAGAACACGTCGATTTTCGGCGCGTATTCGTCCGAGTGGAGCTACCAAGCGGCCAACAGGTCGAAGTGGGATTCCTTTTGGGATGGCGTCAACAGGATGCCGCGCCCGCTCTGCGTGCTGATCATCGTTGGACTGTTCCCGTGGTGCGCTTACGACCCCGTGTCGTTCGAGCGCTCAATGCGCGCGCTCGGCGTCATGCCCGAAATGATGTGGTGGCTGATCATGACGATTCTCGGCTTCTACTTCGGCGCCAAGAGCTACGAAAAAGCTCGCATGCCGAGCACCAAGCCTGGGGTGCTGCCAACCGAGTTCAAAACGGCGGTGAACGGCGTGCCCGTGGCTACGCCTCCAGGGCCTCGGAAGCCGGTTCAGCTTGAGCCGGAGTCCGCGAACGACGCGACGATGCGGTCGCTTCGTCAGTAGGGCGCAACATTTCGTTCAGCTGGTAGCCGGCGCATCCAGCCTTCATCAACTCGCGTGTGATGGCGCACTGGTGCTTGTTGCAACCCCATGCGCCATCCGCGAGCGCTCGCGAGTGCTCGCACGTCCGGCAGTTGCGCTCAGCCGGCTTGCCCTCGTGGCAGTAGGCGCGGTGGTCGCAGTATCGGCACATGAAGTAGTCGGGGTTATTCGAGATCCGGGGCAGTAACACGCGCTTGCCGAGAATCGTCGAGCCCTTCTCAAGCAGGCGCTCGATGTACTTGGCGTCGTAGTCGACGTATTCCTTCCACTTCTCGCTGCTGTCCTTGTTCGTGAAACTGTAAACGGCAACTTCAAGCTGAAACACGTGCATGTAGAGCTGCATCTGCGCAAAGTGCTCGGGCTTCGCCGCTGCTACGCCGTACTTCTTGGTTTTGTTGAAGCTCTTGTTGTTGTGCGACTTCATTTCGAGCAGCATCCACGGCCCATTGACGACGCGGTCGCGGCCGATGCCGTCGAGATAGCCCTTGCAGTGCCCGTCGAGCACCTTGGCCTGCCACTGCTTCGTGGGCTTGGCTGGATCTTTCTCGATCACTTCCCAGCCGATGCGCTTAAGGTCGCGTATCAGCTCGTCCTCGGCTCGCTTGCCGGCTTCAAATAGCCCGAGCATGCGCCCGTCGAATTTCTTTGGCGTCGTCACCCACATCCACGCGAGTTGCACTGAGCGTCCGCACTCGTTGCCGATCGAGCTTGGGCGGATGCTCCACGGGAGTCCGTCGCCCTCGTCGTCGGCTTCGTACGACTTATAAATCGCATCCACGATTTCTTCGACGGTGCGACGTCCGTGATAGTTCTGCTGCTCGGTCATGTTCCGCTCGGGCTGGATATGAGAACGGGCCGCAGATACGCATGCGGCCCGCCTACTCACTGAACTCACGCGACTTAGACGCTACTTAACCTGTGGCGCCAGCCATCCACGTGGGAGCCGACGTCGCCTGCTGCGGAGCAGCCATGGGCGGCGGGGCGCCTGCGTAGCCAGCCTGGGGCGGCAGCGACGGCTGCGCCTGCTGAACGGGCTGCGGCATGCCGGCGGGGGCGCCATACGCCTGCTGCGGGGCCTGAGCGTACTGCTGAGGGGCCTGCTGCGGCGGTGGTGCGAAGTTGGGCTGCGGCTGCTGAGGGTAGCCGAGCTGACCGCCTGCCATCTGCTGGGGCGCGTAGCCAGTCTGCGCAACATTCGCAGTAGCGGGCGCCATGCCAGCGTTGGGGTTGCCACCGGCGAGCGCGGACGGCTCATAGCCATTGACGCGGTTGCGCGGTTGGAAGAAGCCGCCCTTGCCGTTCGGCCGAGCATCCTCGATGTCGACGTCGATCAGGAAGCGCTTGCCCTTGACGTTGGCCAACATCGCATCAGTCCAGTCGCCTTGCGGGTAACCCAGCACCTTGCCGATCGAGTTGAGGATACGCAGCCCAAACGCAATCGCGCCAGGCGTACCGTTGAGGGAAATCCGCTCGGTCAGCTTGTGGCCCTTGTGGGGGCCTTCCATGACGAGGAACTGAAGCAGAACCGACGTCACGCCGTTGTCTGTCTTGATCTCGAAGCTCGGGACCATCGTCTCGTACTTACCCTTGGGAATCACCGGGTAGCCGCCAACCTCGCCAGCTCCAGCCGTATTCACATTCACGCCTGCAATTGCCATGTCTCTCTATCTCTCTGTCTGTTGCTCTGCCTACTCGCTCACTCGCTCGGTAACACGTGTTACTGGACTGCTGCTGCCGCTGCTCCGTTGTGCTGTCCGTTGATGGGTCCGCCCTGCGCGAAGATCGGCGCAAAGTACGGAATGAATGACGCATACTGTTGGAAACCGTGCAGCGGATTGCCGCGCGGAATGATGATCGACGCCGGCATGCCAAAGCGGTTCTTGGCGTTGTGTGTCGCTGCGCTCGTGAGATAGAGCCGCGCGTCGTCCTCGCCGATCGCCTGACCGGGGCCGGAGCGCTGGCCTTCCTTTTTGATGACCGTCACCGGGTAGCTCATGAACCCAACGATGTCGGCGCGCTGCGTCAGCACTTCGATGGCCTGAGCCGGAAGCATGATGTCGTAGCGCGAATATTCGTCGGTATCCGGCGGCTTCACACGCAGCGGGCGAACGTGTCCGAGCAACGTCACTGCGATGTTGCGCTGCTCTTTGAGCTTGAGAATGTCGTCGTTGATGTAGGCGTACTTTTCGGCGATCACCTTGTCGCCGCGGCCGAAGGCGCCAAAGCCCTTCTCGCCCATGTCGTTGCGGCCGTCCGGCAGGAGCCACTTCTGTTCCGCGCAAACCTCGGAAACGAGCTTCTGATTGAGCGCCGACACGGAGTCGATGACGATGTGGTGATAGGGATGCTGCTGCTCGCGCAGCTGAGACAGCAGCTGCCGCAGTTGGCCGAGCGTATCGACGGGGAAGCGCGGAATGCTGCGAAGCATCTCGGGCAAGCCGCGCTCGATGTCAGCGAACAGGGTGCCCGGCGGCATGGCGGCGAACGTCGATTTGCCGATGCCGTTCTGGCCGTAGATAATCGAGTAGGGTGCGACGCCGGCAGCGCCGACGTTGGGCTTATTCAGATCGAACATCAGACTTTCTTCCTCTTGCGTGACTTCGGCTTGCGGCCGGCAGTGTGAATTGCTTGCTGAGCTGCGGCGCGCGCAGCGGCGTTGAGCTGATTGCGCGTGCCGACCTTGCGTTTTCCGGTGAGCTTCACGTTGGGGATCTTTTGCTCCCCTGCGATCTTTTTGGCGCGCGCTGCGCTGAGCGCTGCGACCGTTCCTTGCGCGAGACTCGCGGCCCACTTGTTGGCCCAATAATCGTCGACGCCGCGCTCTCTCAGGAGCGTGTCGACGTCGACAAGCCGAACGCCGTGCTTGATGTCGCGCTCAATCGTGTAGCGAGTGCCCTGCAGAGCCGCTGCAAGGCGCTTGAGGATGGGCGGGAGCACGGTGCCTTCGGGCATGTCGCCGTCTGGCCTGTAGTCCCATGCGTGCTCGATCAGCTGAGTGCGCGTGATCCAGCGAGGAAACGCCGTGATCAGCGCGCTAATCACGTGCAGCTCATTGCGCGACAGCGCAAGCGGCTGCGAGTCGTCGATGCGGACGGTGCTGGCGACAGCATCGACCACCAAGTCGTAGCGCGTCGGCCAGGGTTGGCCGCACGCCCAACAGCAGAGCACACCGCCGGGCTTGCCGACTCGTGGCAGCGCAATCAGCGGTCGGCGCTGGCGGTGGATGACTTCGCTCAACGGAGTTCTCCATTGAGCGCCTTGGCGGTGGCGGCGAACCCAATAGGCGCCTCAACGTCGTCGGGCGCCCAAAGCGGGCGCACAGCTGCACGAACGTCATAGGCGCGCATCAGCGCCCGCACGTTGTCGTGAAACTCTGGCGTCTCGAAGTTGACGATCGTCATGTCGAATTGGATCGTATCGAGATACTTTTCCGATGGGAGGATGGGCAGAGCGTCAGCGCGGTCATTGAAGATGCGGAACACGCGCCCGCCAGCACGGCGGATTGCCGATGCCTCGACGTTGTTGCGCACGTCGTCGAAAACGAGATTGGTGCCCGCGAGGACTTCATCGTTATGGACGTCGAACCAGCGACGCACCCAAACGTCCTCGCCGAACATCTGACGCGAGCCCTCGCCGACCCACTCCATAGCGTCACGGGGCGACTTTCCGCCCAGCTCTGCGCAAGGAAGCTCTTTGAGCGAGCCCTCTACGTGCTCGTCGGTGAGGAGATAGGCGTCTTTCGTGATGCCCTTGATCGCTTCTGCGAATTTCGCACGGCCGAAGCCGTATTCGGCAACGAGGAGTTTTGCGCCTTCAGACTTGCCGGCAGTGCGCTTTCCGCAGAACCCGATGAGCATGTGACGGCCTTCTGTTGCTTGCTCGCTTGATCTTTCTCGTTTGTAACGCACTGCGCGCGCGTCGTCAAACTAATTTTACGCGTCGCACTATTTTTAGTGCGCGACTTCCTTTCGACGACTAATGTGTTCTTGAACTCGCCGAGTTGCATTGCCTCTGCAATGGCAATCTGGCGCGTCACTTCGGCCGCGTCGTCAAACACGGACACCGCCGCGTACATCGTCGCAATCGCATCGGCCTCGTTGTCGTCGAACGGCAAATGACCGCGCTCGACTACCGCGGCCTCGACCTCCTCTTTTGAGGCGTTACTCCGTCCGCTGATGTGTTTTTTCACAGTCTGAATCGGGATCGGTAACACTCGCTTACCCGTGCGAGCGCACCACGCCATGACCATCGCCCGATAACCGTTCCAGAGCGTGGTCTGACGGCCTTTTGTGCCGCCGTTTACCTGCTCGAATCCGACAATGTCGAAGCCGCCGCACGCCTGATCGAGCGCAAATAGAAAGCGCTCCAACGCAAGAAAGCGCGCGCCATCCTCGAAGGGACTGCCCGCGTCGCTGTAAAGCTCGAATACGCCGCTATCGCGATGGCGCTCGGGGCCATTTGGGACGAAAACCGACCACCCGGTACGGCGCCCCAAATCCAAGGCGAGAACTCGTTTCCCGCCTGCACTCTGCATGGTCACTATTGACGACTCATTTTATACCTAGTACGCTTCGTCCACTTTATAGTGCTTATCGCAAAAGTCAACAGGCCATGATAGCAAAAACAGAGATCGCGAGAACGGGGCGCCCCGCAAAGGCACTATTGCAGGCGCTGGCGGACCCAGCATCAATGGAAGTGTCCGAGCAGGCGAGCCCGCAGGTTAAGGCGCAGGCGCAGTGGCGCGAGCGGCTTATCGAGGCTGTGAACCGCGTTGTGCCCAACAGTGGCCTAACGGAAGTCGCCGCCCGCACCGCTGGCCGGAACGGCAAGCCGATCGCGTACACCACGTTGCGGTCGATTCTGATGGGCTCGGGACAGGTGGACTCAACGACGCTCGCGGCTGTTTGTGACGCGGTCGGCGTCGACTTGTCGTACGTGCTGACGGGCAGCGTGGGGGTGCGGGCCACTCAGGCGGTTGGCAATATCAAGAGCGGCCTCGGCATCGGTGTCATCCCCGTCGTCAAAATGGCGGACGCGGCCCGGTGGAAGGAAATCGCCGCGAACCCCGACGCCTACACTGAGGTCATCTTTTGCAGTGAGAAGGACACCAAGGGACTCATGGCCGCTCGCGTCGGTGACAACTCGATGTCGCCTGATTTTGCGAAGGGCGACATCGTCACGTTTAGGCTCGGCAAACCAGAGAACACCAAGCAGCCAGCCATCGTTCGCGTCGAGGGCTCTAACGACGCTCAGCTGCGCTACTGGCGCACGTCCGGTGACCGGATAAAGCTGCAGGCTGCGAACGAGGAATACGGCGCCACCACAGTCACAGAGAAGCGCATCGACTTCGTTGCCCACGTCGTCGGCCACCAGCGCGAGCTGGATTGACGTTCACGGCGACTCGCACTATATCTAGTGCGTCTCGTGAAACCCAATAGGCGCCGGCAGAGCACCCGGCATGTGATCCGACCGATGGAGGTTCAGATGTAGGGCATGCGCAGCGGTGATGTTTCGACAGACTAACGCCCGGTAACATCAGTTACCGGGCTTTTTGTTATGTGAGGCGCAGCACCGTTCCGCGGCTGCTCGCCTCGTGCAGCAGTAGCCCTGCAGCTGCGGCCTCCTTGATGGCGTGGCCGAGGGTGACGCCGTGCATGTTCAGCTCGCGCTGCATTCTGCGGTACGTGCTGCTCAGCTCGCCGCCCGCTGCAGCAACGTGCTGCACCACGTGCTGCGCTCGTGCAGAGAGGGCATCCGCAGCGCTGCGCTGCACGCTGCGCGCTGCGCGCTGCACAGACGGCACGGAGGCGCGCAGCGGCTGCACTGGCGCAGCAACCTGCACTGCGTGCAGCACGGCCGGTGCAGCAGGCTCTGCATGCTGCGCAGCGATCGGTGCAGCAGGTTCTGCGCGCAGCGCTGCGCTAGGCGGCTCTGCATCGCTGCGCTGCGCCGGTGCAGCAAGTGCTGCGTGCAGCGGCTTCGGTGCAGAGACGAGCTGCGCTAGGCCAGCGCAGAGCGGTGCAGCAAGCACCACAAGGGCCACATACAACGCAGTGAACCCCAGCTCGACCTTGTCTGGATCTGCGCCGAGCAGGCGCTGCACGAACGCAGCTGCTGCGCTGCGCTGCTCGACCACGGGAGTCACTGCTGCGCGGCGTTTCTTCGCGTTGCTGAGTGCAGTCGACAGAGAGTCGCGCTTGGTCGCCCGGTCGATCTCTGCGGACAGCGCCTTGTTGCGCACAGTCCTACAGCCCTCGATCTCACACGTTGCGACGTCTGCCTGAATGTCGGCAGTCGCGCGCACGTCCTCGTATCCGGCGAGCGCGGACTCGGCCCGGCTCAGCGCAGCATCCGCAGCGTCACGCTCCCGCACGAACTGCGCCCGGGCGTCGGCCCGATGCGTTTCCTGCAGGTTGTGCTTATTCCAGGCGTAGTTGAGGCCGTTGCTGCCGGCGTTACCGATGCAGATTGCAGCCAGTGCGGCAGCACATGCTGCAATGAACCAGCGTCGATCACGGGCGCCAGCGCACAGATAGTGCGCACCGACGAGCGCGCCGACCTCGATCACGAACAGCGATGCGACGGCGGTCCAGAAATCGACGCCATGCAGATTGGCCGTCGTGGTAGTCCAGCCGGAGGCAATTGCAACCCCGGCGAACATCAAAGAAATCACTTGAAGCGTGCGCGTGGGCACGCTACCAGAACGCATAGACATCGGGCACGATCCTTTGTCGATTTGAGCCCCGCGCAGCGCGCCAACGCTGCCGGGGCTTTTCAT